TTACGATGCCGTCGACCGCTTCTTTGAAGCGACACCGCTTTTCGTCTCACTGTCGCCATTCGCCGGCCGTCGAGCCTTCTTCTTTCCGAATACCTTGTCGATGACGCCCTTGCCCTTCTTGGCGTGGGTGTAGTTCTCGACGAGAAGCTTCTTCGTCTTCCAGCGGCCCTTGAGGGCCGTGGTGGCAACATCGACGCCGTTCATCACGATCATCTCGGTCGCGAAGCTGTGGCGGCCTGGTTGATGGGTGCCGAGATATGGGATGCCCGCCTTTTCGCAGATACGCATTATATCCTTGCGCAGAAAGCGGGTCATGAAGCCGAAGAGCCGGTTATTGGGTTTCTTGGCGCCTCGCCCGCTGTGGCGCGGGCCAGCTCGCCTATTTTTCCCCCAGGGAGTGCGCGCCTCCCATGACGCCAACCTTTCCCGCTTCCATTCCCGGAGCTGCTGGATTTCGTAGACCATTTCAACGGTGAGGTCCGCCTCACCATCCTCGCCGTTCTTCATGTCGCGGAAGATCACCTTCCTGTTCACCAGGTCGACGTCGGGGGAATCGTCTTCGAGCTTGATCGCGTCCGAGATGCGGGCGCCGGTCTGGAATATGAACAGCATCAAGGCACTGAGGCGGGGATCGTCGCTCGCCTCACGGAAATCGTCGATGTAAGAGCGATCGACGGCGCGCTTGGGCGGCGCGGTCGAAACCTTGACGTCACGATCCTTCTTCGTGAAGCCCTTGATCAGCACCTCGCGGCATTTGCCCTCGTCGGCGGCGAAGTTGATGACGGCGCGGGCCGGGATCACCACCTGTCGGTTCCAGGTCGTGTAGACCGCTGCCGGATAGATCGCTTTCGCGGCGGCGCGCACATCCGAGCCCGTCATGTCGGAGATCCTGGTCTCCTTGAAATGCTCCAGCAATGGCCGGATGAAGCGGTCGTCTTTGCCGGCGTCGAGGTAGAGCTCAACGGCTTGGGCAAAGGTGAAGCGGTCCTTCGGGTCGAGGTCGATCTCTTCCTGGGCACGCAGCTCGCGATTCAGGCGGACCTTGTTCGCTTTGGCTTCGTCAGTTTCGCCAGTGCTCTCGTGTATGCGCTGCTCGCCTTTTTGGGTGGGGACCGTTCCGGTGAGCCACCAGAACCGGCCGCGCTTATAGATCGTGAGCGGCATGACGCATTACCCCATATAAACAACTCATCGATCTGCCGCGGCGAGATCAGCACCTGCCTGTCGACAAAGTAGCAGAGGCCCGTCTTGATTGCCTTCTCGCGCAACGACCTGGCGGACATACGCAACCCTTTGTCGCGAAAACGCGACGACCAGTATTCCGGCGTCTTCGACACGGTCAGCACTTCGGGCGGCTGGTCGTTCATGGCGCGACCGAAAACAACGGGGTGCCGTGACCGCCGGCATGGCGGCCGGCTGCATCGTCGAGCGCGTCGGCGCAGGCCGGATTGAGCCAGATCACCTCAGTCCGCTCCCGGGCGCCGTCGGCCAAGGTGTCGGTCTCGAAGCGCCTCCAGCCGGACAACAGATCATCGTAGACCTTCGAGGGGTAGCCCGAGAGCACCACCATTCCGGCGAGCTGGCGCAAGCCTTCAAGAAGCTCCAGATGCTGCTCGTGCGTCAGTTCGTGGCGATACCCGTTCTTGTTCCGGGAGAGGTATTTCGTCGATCGGGTGGCGGGCAAATAAGGCGGGTCGACGTAGTGCAAGGTCGAGTGTCGATCGAGCCGCCGCATGAGGGCGAGCGCGTCGGTGTGTTCGATCACGACGCCGGCCAAGCGCGCAGTGAAGGCAGGGATGGCCTGCGTCCAGGATGCCCACGACTGCGCCGGCAATGCGCGCCCGTTCGAAAGATTCGAGCGGAAGCCAGTCGTATATCCGCGCGTCACGGCGTCGCTGCCGTGTCCCTGGAATGACAAGACGATCGTGCGTCGGGCCTGCTCGACGGGATCCTCGCTCGGGGTATAGGCCTCCTGCAGCTCGAGCCGAGCAAACGGCGTCAATTCCAGAAGTTCGCGCAGGCGCGCGGCCGCCGCAGGATCTCGTAGCACGCGAAAGACGTTCACGCATGCGTCGTCCAGGTCGTTGTAGCATTCGGCCGGTCCTGGCGCTTTCTGCATCAACACACTGGCCGCGCCGCCAAAGGCTTCGACATAGGCCTTGTGCTTCGGGAAATGACTGATGATCCATGGCGCGAGACGCCACTTGCCGCCGTGCCAGCGGAGCACCGGCCGGGTGGGTGCTTCGCTCATGCGGTCTCCAGTTCGAAATCGTCTTCCTCGGGCGCGCGCTCGTGCGCATCGATGCGCGCCAGCTCGTCCCATTCGTCGCAGAGGTATTCGTATTCGGACTCGTCGCCGTCGAAGAACGGATGACGGCGAAAGTCCCGATGCATGCGCCAGCGGGTTTCGTTGGCATAGCGACGGGTGTCATAGTCCATCACCCAATCGGGTGGTGTTGTCTTCCACGCGTCGTAGCTGGCCCATGGGTCGCCGAACATCATTTCGACCTTTGATGGGAAAGGCCGGGCAGCGGGAAGGGGTTCGGTACCTTGCCGGCCAGCATGCCGTGGTGCGCCCAATCCTGGGTGTAGTCGCAGAACGGGCAAATCCAGCCGCGCACCGTCGCCACCAGTGCGCCCGTGTCGCCATATGCGTCCCGGTGCTCGCCGTCGCCGCGATTGGGGCAGGTGAAGAGGTGGAGGTGGCCGCACGTTTGATTGTGGGCCAGGTTCTCGACTTGATCAGCGGTGAACGCCATCGGTGGCCTCCTCGACCAACCAGGTCTGCGAATTTCCCTTGAAGCCGAACAGGCTGTCGCCGGCCTCGATGACGGCGACAGCCCCGTCGCGCACCGCCGCGTGAACCACGTGCTCGGGCACGGCCTGGTAAGGCACGGCGGCGACTTTCATGGCGCGCCTACTGGAAGGTGCGGCGCGCGGACGCTTTGGTGCGGATCGGCGGCGCCTTGGGATGGCGGCCGAGGCCAGAGGCTTTCGCCAGCCGGGACCGCGTGGCGGAATAGTTCGGCGCCACCATCGGGTAATCCGCCGGCAAGCCCCACTTCGCGCGGTAGGCCTCGGGAGTTAGGCCGTGGTCAGTCATCAAATGCCGCTTGAGCGATTTGAACTTCAACCCGTTTTCCAGGCAGATGATGAAATCAGGATGGATCGACTTCTTGGGGTTGACCGCCGGCTCCTTCGGCGCGGTCGCGTTGACGACCGCCGGGCCGTCGAGCTTGCGCACAGCGGCGTTCACACTGGCGATCAGGTCGGGCAGTTGCGCGGCCGGCACCGGGTTGTTTCCGACATAGGCCGAGACGATCGAGGCCGTCAGCTCGATATAGTTTTTGTCTTCCATGCTCACTCTCCGTGGTAGGGGGTTTATGTCGTCGAGGTCAGATCGCCTCGGGTCGACCTGGTGACGGGCGCGCGTGCCCGATTGGTGCCGGCGTCTCGAGGAGATCGATTTCCATCATTGCTGGCAAACTGCTTATGCTGCTTCTCTGTGCTACCAAATCGGTGCTTAGTGTAACCATTTTGGTTACAATGAAGTCAAGCAAAAAAGGCGTTTAATTTTCGCTAGGCCTTGGTGCAGAAAGCACCTGGCTGGTCGGCAAACAGGATCTCGGTTCGCCAATGCCGGCGCAGCCTGTGTCCCAGCCGACGCAGCGCCTGCAATACCTTTCGCTGCAGCCAGGGCTTCTCCATCAAGTTCCCGGGAAAGCGAGGAGCGCTGTGCACGGCGAGCGCCGGCAATTCGATCAAAGGGGAACCCTTGGGATAGAAGCTCTGCGTTTGAACGCTGAGGGCCGGGATCATCTGATAGGATTTCAGACTACCGGCGATCCCACAGGCGGGATTGAACTTCACATGGTCGACCGCATCCGAGAACACCCTGGTCATCGCCAAAAGGCGCTCGGCCGCAGTTTTCGAGAGGATGTATCCGCCGGACCCAAAAGAGAAGCTTCGCAGGCGCGCCAGTCCGAACCCGTCGCGCAGCGCAAGTATTGTGCGGTCCAGCCACACCGTTCCGACGACTGTTTCGACCTTGACGAGGTCTGCATCGTCAGGAATCCAGCTGGCCTCCTCAACCAGGAACAGACCTGCCCGCTTGGAGATCAACATGTCGTCTTCGAAAACGCAGCCGTAAGCGTCCTGGCCCGACGCGATCCGCTCCCAGCATTTGCGATGGCTCAGGAAGCAGCCCACCTCTTCCGGCGTCATCAGGGCGACCCCGGGGACGGGCCTGTAGACGTCCGAAATTTCGGCATCGGTGAGTAGCCGCCCGTCCACCGCCGGGACGCGTTCGAAGGCTGCCCCGATCGAGGTGAGGCGATCCTTCATCCGCTGCCACCTGTCGGGGCTGCGGTCGAGGTTGATGATGTAGGATTTCATGGCAAATGCTGAGCCGCAGCCTTCTTGGCTTGGTAAAACCTGCGCTGCGCGCGTCTCATTCTATTATTAAAGGTTGCCAGGAAATAAGATCCCGGCATTACGCCAATTATACCAACTACCGGGTTCTTCGGCTGAACAAGATAAAACATCGAACAAATTATACAAGTATAAATAAATATAAACAACACGGTGGCGAAACCATCTTGCCACATACTATTTTGTGGGAGCTGCTCCGCAAGCCACGGTGTTACCAAGGGGTTCCTGTCCCAAAATTGGTCGATACTGATGGGTTCCGATGGCATGGCTGGAGCGGCTGCATCTCTCAAAGAAGGGTTGGAGTATCGGCGCGCAGCCATGTTGTCTGCGCACGTTTCGCGTAGTTGGCTTCACTTCTGAGTGATGGGCTCTCAAAAGAGCGATCCTTGCGTGTGGAGAGGCGGCGTCGACGCGTCAATCTCGGACGCCTGGCCCAGCATCCATTTCGCCGGCACGACGGGCTTGCCGTTCCGGGCGAATGGGACGAGGCGCTTCCAGTCGAAAAACCCTAGCTGGCCGCCGACCGGGATGAACTCGACCGGCCGCGCGTTGGCAATGATCAGACCCTTCGGGCCGAAAAACCACGGGCCATCCAACTCAGTCACGATGTCGACGATGGTGCCGACACCGACGATCGCGCCGCGCGCCAGCTCGGCCGGCGGGGGGCATGGGAAACCGAGAGACCGGCAGAGATCAGCGCAGTTCTCGTATTCGTCGCGCGTCATGCCGGTCGAGGCGTGGATCGCGAAATCGCCGCGAAATTTCAGGCCCGGGTTGCCCGCGCGCCAGGATCGGTTCTCTACCGGTTTCCAGCCCATCATGAGGCAGTGCGCCCATGGCTGGCGCACCGACAGAGCCAGCTTCGGAAGGTCCTCCATCACTCACTCCTCGCGATCAGTTTGGGTTTCAGTTTGCCTTGCTTGGCCTTGTTCTCGACCGAGATCGGAACACCCGGCCTCTGCTCAAAGATCGTCTGCAGCACCTTGCGCACCTGGTCGGCGCCGGGCGCGTCGGTGGCGAGGATCATCAGCGCCGCGTCGGCGAACGCCTGATTGATGTTGGCTGCGGTGGCAGCGACCGAGGAAGCGGCGCGCATCCTGGCCCGGCTACGCCGTCGGGAGAGGCGGAAATATTCCCGCTTTTGATCCTCGTTCAGGCTGGTGAAGCTTCCCGGCTTTGGCGCGTTCTTCGCCGTCAGCAAAGCATAGAGCTTCGTCAGCGCCTCATCGGGCGAAAGTTGGGTTTGGACACGTCCAACTGCAGTTTCCATCACGGCGCCGCCGTCAGCAAAATGCCGATCAGGATCAGCAGCGCGCCGATGAATGAGACCACCGCTCCGAAGACATAACCCTCGATCGGCACCCAGCGACCGGTGATATCGAGGTAGGCGCGCCGTGCGCACGCGCTGATCATGAGGATGAAACCGACGGCCAGAAAGAACGTGCTCATCACGCGCCCGCGATGTTGGTGTGAGTGGTGATGATGTTCGCGCCGCCGTCGGCGCGACCAGGATCCGAGGCGGCCGGTGCAAGACGGTAATAGTCGAGCGCGGCTTCGGCGACCGCGCACTCTGCCAGGTCTTCGACCGTCCGGCCCTTCTCGGCCGAAATCGCCTTCATGCGAGCTGCGGTCAGCTCGTCGACATACACGGAGATGATCGGCATCACTCGCCGCCTTCGCCGCGGTCGCGCTTCCGGGCCTTGGTGATGAGCACCACCTCGCCGTTCGGGTAGATCAGCTCGACCTGCTCGTTGCGGCCGATGCCGTCGAAGATTGATTGCAGGTGAAGCGTCAAGCGCTCGTTGGTCCTCTCGAGCACATCCATCTTCGCCTCGATCTGGGCACGAGCGATGCTGGCCTGGAGGTCGGAGAGACGAAGCGGAGCGGTTACTTGGTCGGTCATGCGGTCGTGTCCTTCTGGGGTTGAACGGGAGAAAACTCGACGGTGTTCAGGCTTTCGCCAGGATCCAGCGCGAGGTCGGCGCCGGCCCTCGTAAGGCGGAAGAAATCATCGCCGCCGGTGAGGATTGAGCCTGAGCGCCGCGTCGCGTACCCGGCCTCGACCATCGCCAGCCAATGCGGGTGGTCGGTGCTGCCTTCGCCGGTCACGAAATAGTTGCGGTAGGGTTCCTTGCGCCGGCCGTCGAGACCGAGGGCGTGCCGGGCAAGATCGCGCTGGACCGGTGTCATCGCTTCTTGTCCACCACTTCGAATGTGAACACGCCGTCCACCGCCTTCATCGTGAGATTTGAGGAGCCGGTGGAATCGATCTCGGCCACCGGCATCTCGACTTTGTTGCCGAGCCGGCGGACCAGGGCGATGATGAGCTGGCTCTTCATTGCCTCGATCACCATCTGGTGCTCGTAGGAGAGGTCGCGGATGCTGGTCATGCCGCCACCTGCGGCCGGGCGTTGTGCTCGACGCCGTCGAGGAGGCGGCCGGTGCGGCTCTTGCCGACTCGAGCCATGTAGACATCGCCCGGAAAGAAGCTGCGCTTGCAGAGTTCTTCATCGGTGTGGTGCTCACCGTGCACAATCTCTACGCGGCCAGCTCGCACATCGCCGCCAAGGTCACCGCCTGCTGACGGCCTGTGCCGCGTCCACTCGCCGTTCTGCTTGTGATGGTAGGGGATGCCAGCGCTTGCGCATTGATCGCGCAGGCTTTGGAACCACATCGGGTGCGTCGGCCGGGCCCGGTGCTTTCCCTGGTCTGTCTCGCCTCCCGTTATGGCCCAGCCGAGCGGCGGCAGCTTGATTGAGGGCGCGCCGAGCAGCGCGTTGAAGGTGACGATGCCCGTGCTGACCTCGGGCCAGTCGTCGAACCTGGCCGGTCCTTCATGGATAACAATCCGCGTCGGGTCTACCGGACCGAGCAGCGGCTCGAAACTGGCGAAGGTGAATGCCGGTGAAAGGTCGCGCGCGGCGCAGGCCAGATGAAAGAGGTTGATTGCCCGCGTCTGATCCTCGACCGTCGTGCCGATCGCGGCATTGCGCGGCCACATCGCCCGATCTCGAGGAAGTTCTGATGTCCAGCGGGTGCCATCGGCGTTGATGCGCTGAGCCTCCGCGTAAAGGCGACCGATCAACTGCGGCCGCTTGGTCAGAATGAGCCAGATCAGGCTTGGCGTTGACCGGATGATGTCGAAGAGGTCTCGTCGCCACTGGTGCGGCACCTGGTTGTCGAAGACGTCGGCGAGGCTGGAACAGAAAACGAATGGACGTGAACCTTTGGCCAACGCCGCCTTGTTCCACCTGACAGGCTGCTGCCAATTGCCTGCCGATGTACGGGCACGGGTGCCGGGACCGGCGCCGGGCGCACCCCATTCGACGCGGCCATAGCGCGTGTCCATCAGCGCCTCGGCGTAGCAGCCGTCGCACGCCGGTGAGACTTTCATGCAGCCGATCCAGGGATTGAAGGTGTGATCGGCCCAGCTGATCGCGGTGATCTCCCCCATGTCAGGATCCTCCGCCGGCGAGATCGGCAAGGTCCATCATCACCACCTTTAGCCGGAGCGATGCGTTGGGGCCGATCTCAAGTTCGACCCGCTGGACCTTGGAGACGTCGACACCTGTCGCAGCGACCGCGCGCAGATTGCGCTGGACCGATTCCGCCTTGTCTTCGGCCACCTCCTTCTCCACCAGCGCGAGCGCCAGGCTAAAGCCGGGCACGCGCTGGAAGTCGGGCACCTTCTTGAGTGCCTCCAGAACCTCGATCGTGGCGATGTATCGCCATACCGATGCAACATGATTGGGGTCGGTGATATCGATCAGTTGCGGGTCGTCCATTATGCTGCCTCCTCGTCGGGCGTGCGGTCGGTGTAGGGCGCAAAGCCCCGGAACTGGATGCCGGTGTGGAGCAGCTCGCCCCACTCACCCTCGCTGTCGCGGTAGATGATGCGGCGCTCGCCATAGGCGGCCAGGCATCGCTCGACGACGCGCTCGGTATCATTGGTCACGCTAGGCAGGTCTGGCCTGCAGCGGTCCACGATGAAGACCATACCGGGCGTGATAGCGAGTTCGGTGTAGCTGGCGCGCTTCATCGGAAACCTCGCTGGAGCTTCGGAAAGGGCCGGCTCGGCATCTTCCTTTTCCGCTTGGTCTTTCCGGTGCGCCCCTCGAGTCGCTTGGTCTTCGCGATCTCGCGCTGGTCGACCGGTGTTTTGACGCCATGCGTGGGCTTGTTCAGCGCCACGATGAAGTCGAGGGCGCACGATGGCGGAATGGTGTCATGCGTTTCTGGATCCCAGCGCCGTCGCTGCAGCGCCGGATCGTGATCGAACTGAACACCGTCGAGCGGGTTGAGCCGCGCGCCGCTGGGCTCCTTGCCGCCTTGGCGCACCACGATCTCAAGCTTCTCGCGGACGCTCAGCGCGCGCGGCCGCCAGTTCTCGGGCGGACCGAGCACCTGGGCACTGTGGTCGGGAAGGATTGCGATCCGGCCGGCCATGATCAGCCCGCGCTCGGCGGAGTGAGCGCAGCGAGCCGCCGCGCCTTGATCTTGTCGGCCAGCTGGCGGCTGCTCTCGTCGTCGTGGAATTGAGCCTCGACGTCGAACTCGGTCCAGATTTCCTCCACGGCCGCGGTCGACTTCGCACCTTGCAGGGCGATCTGGAAATCCTCGAAGAACTTGCCGTAGTCGAAGGTCGCTGGTTGCTCCTCCTCGGCGGCTTCTGCGCCGTCGTGCATGCCCTCGACATCCTTCTCGAAACCGTTGTCGGGGATAGGGTCGATGGCGTCGAGGCTGGGCACCGGTGGCGGCGATGGCGGGGTGAGCCTTGCCTTGGGCGCAGGTTCGTCCTGGTCGTGCTCAATCAGATCGCCGGCGATCTCGCGGGCCTCGAACTCGTCGCGGACGCCGCCAAGCACGTCGCCAAATAGCTCGCGCAGACAGAAACCAGCAGCGCGCCATTGCTTCATCCGCTTGGGATGGCGGAACCAGGAGGAATCGTTAGGCACGTCGTCCCACACATGCTGGTTGTTTTTCCAGACCTTGCCGCGACGGGTCGGGCGTTCGTCCCAAAGGCCGGCTTGCTTGGCATCCGCGACCGAATAGGCCTCGACCTTCATTTCCCCTGTGTCGGAGCGCACCGCCTTGCACCAGCCGATGGTGCGCTCGTCGACGGTGTTCATCTGGGCAACCACATCCTTGTGCAGGCCGAGATTGAGGAGCGCCTCTTTCGTCGCATCGCGCAGATAGCCCAGCTCGACCGATTTCGCTCTGCCCGACTTTCGAACGACGTTGATCAGTCCGTCGCCGTAAAGCGCCGGCTTGCCGCCGATGACGGTAAAGCTGCGCAGCGCCACCATGGGCGGCAGGCCGAGCTCCGCGCCGGACATGATGACGATGGCCACGGCGCTGGTGCCCTTCTTGCCCCAACGCTTCCAGGCGTCGTCGCCGGCATCCTCAGCCGGCTCGCGACCGACAAGCGCCTGTGGCGCCAGACCGGCCTCGACGATCATGGTGGCGAGACGCCAAGTTTCCTCGATCGACTGAGGGATGATGGCGCTGATCGCGCCGCCGACCATAAGGGCCGGTAACTGTGCCCGTTCGTTCATTTCCGATCCTCGGGGTTGAAGCTGTTGGCGCGCCACGTCCGGCGCATCTCGTTTTGCTCGATGCGCATGTCGTTCCATGCGAACCAGAAGGCGGTGGGGACTTCGCGGAAAAGCCGCCTCAAAGCGGCGCTGATCATCACGGGGAGCCAGAAAATGACGATGGCAACGCGGACCAAGCTCATGGCTATTTGTCCACGTCGTCGAAGATCGACCGGTTGCCGTTCTCGTCGAGCAGCGTGCCGTCTGGCGCCCATACGTGCCGGCCGTTCGGATGCTTGGCCGCGCGCTGCTCGTCGGTGCGCTTGTCGATGCCGACGATCGAGATCTTGGCGACGTCGGAATGATCCTTGATCTCGGCTACCGTGACCGATGTCTCGCGGCCGCGCATCGGCACCATCACCCGGGCGCCGACAGCCACATCGAATGCGCCTGCGAAATAGTCATAAGTCTTGTCGCTCTCGCCGAATTTCACGGCGACGATCTTCTGGTGGGTCATGCTGCCCTCTTGTCTGGAACCCGTTCCATGCCGGCTGGCAGGGCGGCGTCTTTGTTGCGCGCGATGCGGCCGGCGATCTTCTCGACCGCCTCCCGCACCTCCGGCTCGTCTTTCAGGGCCATGACCAGCGCGTCGTAATCGGTGATGTTCGCGACCCAATAGGTGTGCAGGGACATCTTGGCGCCGGTCCTGCCGGCGAAGACCGGACGGGCTTGTGCCTCACGTGCAGCTTGCAGCGCACGCTCGCTCAGCCGCTTGGCCTCCGCCTCGGCTTCGATCTGCAAGGCCTCCTGCTCGCTCTCCTGCGCGAATGAAGACGCGATGCCGGGGGAGGTGCTGGCTTCACGCCGGGCCTTCTCCTCCTCGACCGCGCGCGCTGCGTCGGCCGCCCGCTGCTCAGCCGCTTCTGCCTCGCGCCGAATGCGATCGGCGTCCTCGCGGGCCTTGCGCTGGCGATCCTGCTCCTGGCGGTCGAGTTCTTTCAGCCACGCTTCACCATGCTTTTTCAGCTTCTTGGCGAGGTCCTTGGCATCGGTGCGCAGATCGCGCCATTTGTCATCGACGGCGTTGCCGCCATCGAGCCAAGGGCGCTTCTCGACGTTGAATTGTTCGTCGGCCTTGTTGGCGATGCCGGCGAGCCGCTTTGCCCAGACGCCCGCCTGATCGGCCTGCTCTTGGGTGCTGATCGGCTTTTTCAGGAAGCCCTCGACCGTTTCCTTCTCGGCCGCCAGTTCCAGGGTCAGGTCGTTGTGCAGGTCGCCTGTCTTGGCAGGGAGGTTGTGCTCCTTCGAAACCGGCGGCGGGTCATCTGGCCAAGGCTCGCCGGCCAGCACGGAATGATAGAGCGCTTCGGTGATCGGGTTGCGGCAAGCATAGTTCCAGACCTTGTCGGCCTCCGCTTCCTTGCCGCCCTGCAGGCAGATGACACTGCCCGCCGCGTCGCGCCAGATGGCAACGGGAACCAGGGGCGCATCCTTGAACGGACGGTTCCTGAAAAAACCCGACTCCGGGCTGTCGGCCGAAGGGGCGAGCAGGAGCAGCTGATCGTGGGTCAGCTCGCGATATCCGCCCGCCAGCTTCAATGCCTGACGCCACCATGCGTATTGGTCCGCCGTCATCCGTCTGTTTCCTTTTGTGTTACACGTGAAACCATTTTGGCAACACAATGGGCGCGACAAAGCGGTCGCGGGGTGCAGTGCTGCTTAGATCGGGAGAACCCGGCCGAGCTGGTGCGGGCGAATGGTGCGGGGGGTCACACCAGCCCGGCCGGGGGCACGCAGATACTCAACACATGACCGCGAGGCGTGATGGGAAAATACAACCAGGGGCAACTGGGCCATCGGTCTAGCGATCCTTCTGCGTGATCAGGATCGTAACCGATTTGGTATCTTTTGCAAGGGGTGTTTCCGAAATGGTTACACTGCGAGCAAAAAAAAGCAGATCAGAGTGTGGAAATCCTGAGCCGAGCGCGGCCAATGACCTTCAAGTCCGCCGGCTGCACGGTTTCGTTGGTCGCCGCGGGGTTGTCGCTGTGGACCTGAACGGCGCCTGTCGTCGTGGGCGAAAGGTAGCGCCATTGCACCGCGCCTGCGATCTCCAGGGCGAAGAGGCCCGGTCGATTGGGGATGTTGTCGTCCAGATCGATCACAAGCGCATCCCCTTTGGCAACAATGCCATTGGCCTGGTACGCGTCGACCATCATGAACCGAAGGTTGTGGCCCTCCGAGTTCGGCAGCATCCGCGTCAAAAACTCTGGATCGATCACCAGTCCTGGCGCTGCCGGGCGGCTCTTCCCGGCGGAAATCTCGAATACGTGGCTGAATTTGCTTACGTCCACCTCCGCAAGCTCTGGAAACATAAGCTCTTCCGGCCTCACGTTGAGGTGCGGCGCGATTCGCTCTGCCCACTTCAAGGTGAGCTTGCGTCCATTGGGGCCGTCTTCTTCTTCCAAACGGCCCATCTGCGGCCTTGTGGTGCCAACGCGACGCGCCAGCTCGGCCTTGCTGATCCCAGCCTTTTCCCGGAAGTGCTTAATTCCATTCGCCATATCAATGCGGTAGCTCAAAACGAATTCGTGCGAAACTGTGCCAATTTGGTTACAAACCTTGACGTGTAACCAAATTGGTGACAAAACCCGGCCATGGAAAACCTGCATCAACTGACGAAATGGCGTTTGGACCGCAATCTGAGCGCTGCCGACGTGGGCCGGATGATCGATTGTACGCGGCTGACAGTCGATCGGTACGAGGCCGGCCGGATGCCCAGGCAACCATATCTCGACCGCATCGTCGTTATGTCCGACGGTGAGGTGAACGCAAACCACTGGTTGGGCAGGGAGGCGGCAGATGTCGTTGCACGGCGCCGGACTCCGGCTTGACCCGAGATACGATCAGCACGGTTCCTCGTTCCGTCCGAAATTGGTCGGCGCGTTCAACAACTTCCCAGGCCGCAACTCCAAGCGGTTTCCAGCAATCATCGTCGTGGGCCATCGGCTTTCCCCTTGCGGTTGTAGCGATGATGGCGGGGAAATTGTTGGATGTGTCCGACAAGGCATCCGAGAATCCCGATGGGTCGTCGTTCCTTCTCCTGTTTTTTGTGAGGAATCGATGCAGGACATCGCTGCAGAGCTACAACAGGTGGTGTTCAAAGCCGCCGGAACCATCAAGCCAGGCATGGGCATCAAAGCTCAGATCAACGCCGCTTGTGACGCGCTGGGCTACCCGCGCGGCCACTGGCGGGTGAGGGAGGCCTGGTATGGCACGGCTTCCAACTGGAACGGCAAAGCCATCTTCGACCTCCTCGGCCGTTACAACCGCTTGTGCCAAAAGACTGGCTCCGATGTTGAGCCAGTTAACGATCCTGTAGCCGTCATCGCGAAAGCTTCGAACACAGGCTGATTTTGACGGAGGTGTGATTTCCTCCGCCAATTACTTCGGCCTTAGGTCCGCACGCAATGTTTCAAGTTGAAACATTCCGAGGAGGTTTAATAAAAATGAAGCAGACTGACGGCGGGCAGGCGGTAAACGGTGAAGTAAAGACAGTTATGGCCGGGTTTTGTCAAACAGCAAGAAGCATTGGATCGGCTGCCGCCGAGCGAAGTGCAACTGTGCATCTTGTAGCAGCAGCGGCATATCTGGGAGAAACCGTCGGCCCCACCATGACTAAACAGATCCTGTCGGCGGTAATGGCGTCGATCGGATAGGCAATGAACTACCAGATAGAACGGCAATACCATTTGTAGCTTGTAGGATTGCCGCTCCTCGCAGTTGAGAGAGCGACGGCATGACTATCATTACCCGCAAGCGTGCGGACCAGTACGCCATCATCCCGAACGCTGTCGCCAGTGACGACAGGCTGACGTTCGAGGAGCGTGGCGTGCTGGTCTACTTGCTGGCGAAGCCGCACGACTGGAACGTGTCGGTCAAGAACCTCCAGAACCAGGGGGGCATCGGCCGCGACAAGGTCTATCGGATCCTCCAGAAGCTGGAGGAGGTCGGCTATCTCAAGCGCGAACAGACCAAGAGCTCAGACGGCCGCTTCGGGGCCTACAATTACATCGTCCATGATGATGCTGTGCCCGAGAGCCTGCCGCTGCCGCGTCCTGAAAATCAGGAAGCGGGCGCACCGCGTCCTGAAAACACGGAAACGGCCTCACCGCTTCCTGAAAAACCGGTAACTGGAAATCCGCTTAACGGTGAAGCCGACACATACAAAGAACCTATTGAACAAAATCTACCCCCCTCACCCCCTTCCAGGGGGGGTCTTGGAGATGATTTTGGGAAATTGGTTTCTGGCTATCCAGCGGACAAGGTAGGCGATCTCGACACTGCGTTAAGGGCCTACCGCGGTCTGACCGACGTCGAGCGGGGTCAGGCGTCGGCATGCATGGCGCTGTTCGTCCGCGCCATGATCCTGCGCGGTGTTCGCGTGCCGAAGCTTGCGACATACCTCAGCGAGCGTCGGTTCGCCGAGTTCGATGGCGCTCCCGACATCGACAAGGACGGGCATTTCGTCATCACACCGGATCGGCCGGAGTGGCGGGATTGGCTGGGCTCGATCCGCGCCAAGTACGGCGAAGCCGGCGTGCAGACGTCGATCCGTCATCGAAAAATCGTGAGAGAGACACGCTGGCCACCCGATCTTTCGCTTGCCAATGGTGTAACCAATTTGGCAACATCTGGAACCAGAACGGATACTGCTTCGGCGGCTCGGGCATGATGAAGATGAAACGCCTTTTTCTCGATACGCCCGCAGAGCTGGAGAAGCGGATCGACCGCTTCATCGAGCACATGCGGCATGCCGAGGACATCTTCTTCACCAAGAACAAGCGAGGCCTGCCTACGCCGCGCGACCTGCTCTGGATACTGTTTGCCGACGCCGTCGACACGGCCCGAAACGTGCCCGACGTCGAACGCCGCATGGTCTCCAAGGTCGGATCGGCTATGCCCTCGTCGCGAGAGACCGAGCATCAGGCCTATGTGCGCGAGCTGTCGCGCATGGCCGACGGGATGCCACAGTACGACAGCACCGAAGTTCGCATCGTGGTTCACCAGTCGGCCGCCGATCGCATGGTCGACATCATGGACCTTCTCCGCTTCGTGCGGGCAGGGCGGCAAGGGCAAGACGCGCAGCGCTACAAGCGGACGTTCCTGGCGCATGCCGGCGGCCACGGCGTCGAGTTCTGCACCCGCGTCTGGGACCGGCATCGCGTCGAGGTCATGTCGAGGCAGGCGCTGCACGACGTCAAGAGCCGGGTCCTCGGCCAGATCCTGGTCGGCATCGAGAAGGAGTTCGGCCTGGTTCGCACCAGCCGCAGTTTCCGGCGCAAGACCGTTCGGGAAATCGACCAGCTTCGAAGGGAACGCAAGCGCGAGGAGAAACGTCGCCGGCGTGAGGAGCAGGAAAACAATGCCGGTTGACATCGCGATGCCGCGCAACCTGGTCGATCGGCGCAAGAACGCCGGCCATGCCGCGATCTGCGCCGTCGGCTTCGAGACTGACCCGGGCGTCTTTCGGCTCGCTACGGCCGAAAACATCGAAGCGCATCTCCCCCAGCTCCAGCCCGGCCGGTGGGAGAGGCTGCATTTCGCGCACGTCGTCTGGACGCCAGGGCTCGCCGTGGCCCGCACCATGGTTCTGGGCGCAGAACGCAATCTCGCTAACTGCCATCTCGGCCAGCACTGGTACCGGGCAAGTCTCGACCTTCTTCACGGTGTGATCCTGGCCGAGGCCGCAGCCCTTAGGTCCCCCGTTTGGTCGCAGTCCGAGATGATGCAGATGCTCAGAGGTCAGGCCATGCGCGCGGCCGATCGCTTTGCGGCGGGGATCGTCTGATGTTCCCGACGGCCGACCAGATCGCCCTCGCCATCGTCATGGCCTGCCGGCCGCACCGAGAGGATCCGTTTGCGGTGTGCGCCGGCGGACTCGGCATGCGCGCTCGTCATCTCGCCATGGAAGCGTTGATGATCGGCTTTCCTGATGCCCGCCGAGTTGGGCTCGGAAAATGTCTGGCCTACGGCACTCCGCGTTCGGCGCAAGGCCAGGTGATCGGCGCCAAGAAAGGCAAGTGGTGGAGCGACGACCATGTCGACGAAATCGTCGGCGCCATCGTCGCCGAACAATACGGCGAGCAAGCGCAATGACCGCCTTCCTTTCCCGTTTCATCCGTCGTCTTCGCGGCCGCGCAATCCCGCGTGTGTCGTGTCGCGGCATCTACCTGAGGATCAACTGAAATGGACACTCTACAAACCGCCGGCACCGAGCCGCTGGATGTCGACGAAGACTTCTCGGAAGCCGTCTCCCAGGAACTGGCCCGAGATCCCTCCCAGCCGAAACCCTCGGTTCGCAACATGATCGCCACCACCGGTATGTCGCTGAAACGGCACATCGACCGGCTGCGCACCAAGGAGACCGAACTTGAAGCGACCAAGGCCGCCGCGACGGTCGAGTACGAGCGCGTCATCGCCCAGGCGAAGCTGGTGCGGGACAATTGCTACCAGGAGACCGACGCCGATCTCCACCAGATCAGGACGACACTCGAGGTGCTCGATCCGGCCCGGGCCAAGCTGTCTGAAATGGCATAAGCCATGGAGGCGGTTGTCCCCTTCGACGATTCCGGACTCGCTCATGTCATCGAGCGAGCTCGGATGCTGTTCGACGACGGCGACGTCGCATCGGCACGCATGCTGGCCGCTGGCGCCTATGACCAGGCGAAGGCGGCAGGCAGCTACGCCACCCGCTTCCATGCCGGCGAGCATCTGATCCGGAAGGCACGCCGGCTCCAGGGTGACGCGCTGCTGATCGAAACGCGCGCGAAGATCACGATTGCCACCGAATGGACTGCCGCCCAGGAAAAAGGGGAGGCCTCGAAGGGCGGCAGGCCGAAAACCGTTCCAGACGGAAACGGTTTCACGGCAGCCGAAGCCGGGCTCACCCGAAAGGAAATCCACGACGCTCGCAAGCTGGCGGATGCCGAGCGGCGGGATCCTGGCATTGTCGAGCGGGTGATCGCCGGGCGCGTCGCGGAAGGACTCGAGCCGAGCCGGGCGAATCTGCGCGTGGCGATCGGCACCGACACCGCCAGCGCGGCCGAGCGCGGCAACAATCTCTACGAGACGTGCCCGGAAGCGGTGCACACGCTGCTGGCGCTGGAGACCTTCGGCCCTCGCATCAAGGAACCGGCATGCGGTCGCGGCGCGATCTCGCGCATGCTGGAGGCGGCCGGCTACGACGTCGTGCTTTCCGATCTCGTCGACTATGGCACCGCAGATCGCCATGGCGTCTTGCAGGACGTCCGGGACTTCCTCACCAGCGAGGCAGGCGACGATTGCGACGATATCGTCACCAACCCGCCCTACGGCGCCGTGCTCAATGCTTTCGTCGCGCATGCGCTGCGCGTGTACCGGCCGCCGAAGATGGCGCTGTTGCTCAACCTGAATTTCCTCTGCGGCTTCGACGATCCCGACCGCAACTACGCCATGGACGACTGCAAGCCGGCGCGCATCCATGTCTTCACGCGGCGCCTGCCGATGATGCATCGCGACGGCTGGGACGGCAACGAAGCCTCGAGCCGCATGAACCTGGCCTGGTTTGTCTGGGAACAGAACCTTGTCGGCGACTACGACGGGCCGACGGTCATCAATCGCGTCGACTGGAAAGACTATCAGCCGTGAACGTCCAACCCTTCTTGATCGGCGACGGCTGGATCGAGGTGCTCGACGGCAACGACACTGCGCGCGACATCTTCGACCGCCACTATTCCCGCTATCGCTACGCCGACGGGCGGCAGCCGGCGTTGTTCGTCGGCCCGGGCGAAAAGCTCGTCCTGCTCACGGCTGACGCCGGCGCGGTTTCGGCTTGGCGACGCGAGCGGCACCGCTTCGATAATCAGCAAGGCGTCAACTGCGCGATCTTCCGTCGAGAGACCGGTGAAGTCGCAAGCGATCTGCTTGCCGCCGCAATGGCGATCGTTTGGCAGCGCTGGCCGGGCGAGCGGCTATTCACCTTCGTCGATCCCCGCGAGGTCGAGCCCACATGGCGCGCAGGACGACCGACATGGGGCCATTGCTTCTATCAAGCGGGCTGGCGCTACGCTGGCATCACGAAAAAACGGCTGCACATTTTGGAATGCCGGCCGGAGTGGGTGAACTGATGCCTGCCTACCGCAGCTCGGCTGAGGCCGATATCCGAGATGCCGCTGTGGCCAAGATCCGCCAGCGCCGCCCCAATGCCAGGATCATCCATGAGATCAACGTCAGCTCGCATGGTCCCAACCGCATCGACGTTCTCGCCGTCGACCGCGCTGAGATCATCGCCTGCGAAGTGAAATCGGCCAAGGACAAGCTCGACCGCCTGCCGGCACAGGTCGCATCGATGTTCGGCGCGGCGCATCACGTCATCGCCGCCATCCACGAAAAATTCCTGGTCGAGCAGGAACCAACCAGTGGGCGGCCCACGAGGAGCGCGACGGGAAATTCTTCATGCGCAACGTGCCCGAGGGGGTCAGCCACAAATGCGAAATCTGGGTGTACCCGGAGCGCAGGCGCGCCTTGCCGACCGCCAACCACGATCATCTCGAAAAATGGGCGCTGCCTCACCCTGTGTTCGAGCGCCCTCTTCCGGCAAGCGCTCTCGATCTCTTGTGGCGTGACGAGCTGCAACAGCTCTGCTCTTCGTTGCGTGTCTCCGCCACGCGCCAGTCTGTCATGACTGACATGGTCGCGGCCTTGCGGTGGCACTGCACCGGCAAGGAGCTGACGCGCGGCATCTGCCGACTCCTTCGAGCCCGCCAGTGCAAGGAAGCCGATCCCGAGATCATCGAAAGGACTGCCGCATGAACCACTTCGCGGGCTTCACCACGCCGGTCGTGGGTGGTCATCACGCCATGCTGCGCTTTGCCGAGGACGGCCGCGCCGAGCCGGTGCTTGGCCCCGGCGGCGAGCCGAGGATATTCCCGACCGAGGTGGAGGCATGGAAGGCCGTCACCGAAAGCCTGTTGCGCTACTTCAATGGGCATATGCGCCGTGATGGCGCAACCATCACCAGCGCCCGCGACGCGGCCGAACGCATCTTTCGAAAGGGCCGGATGATTCCGGTGGAGCACCGCTGATGTCAGGATTTCGCGAAGGCTGGGCTCTCAAATCGCCAACGGCCGTTACCACACACTACTTTCGCCGGCGCGGTCTCGGACTCGCCGTATCTCTCTGCGGCTCCCAGGATGCGCCGGCCGGGTGGCTCATGGAAAATTCGGGCGCCGGCCAATGCGAACGTTGCGCCACGGTGCGGGCGAAGGAACTCGCCAGATTGGACGTTGTGCCACCAGAGGCGGCCGAGGACGAGCGCGGCGACCAACGAGCGTGCGAAGGGAAGGCCGGCGACTGACGCGCGCTGGCGAGGCCTCTACACTCGACGAAAAAAATGGGGCAGCGGAGACCAATCCGCTGCCCCTCCCTACCACAGCCGCCGGCCGCAGCCGGCGGTGCGGATTCCTACACCAGCATCGAGCGCGCATGTGCCTGGCGCAGCTGCGACTCCATCGAACGGATGGAGCGCGACGCCGCCGCCAGCGTGTCGGCCCATTTGTCGGCCTTGGTGGGATCGACCGACTTCAAGGCGATGCACTCGCCGTCCTTGAAGCCGCCGGCGATCGCGGCGATGATCCGCTCGACCGTCTTCTCCATCCTGCTCATGGCGGCGATATCGTCCTTCGACGGCTCCGGCCTGTCGTCGTCGAACATGCCGCCCTGCTCGATCCTGTCGCGGACGGCTTGCGCCGCCGCCTTGATGCTCGACCAGTCTTTTAGCTTGCCGCTGGAGAACAGCTTCACGATGTTGACCTGATCGGCCGTGGGGAGGTCGACGAGGTCGTTTGCATGGCCGAGCGGGAAGGCACCGCTATCGACCAGCTTCTGGATCGTCTCGTCCAGATTAAGCAGCGCCGTGCGGGCCTTGATGCGCGTCGGCTGGACGCCGATGTCCTTCGCCAGCTGCTCGACCGTCCAGCCGCGGTCGATCATCGCGTGAAACGCCCGCGCTTCCTCCAGCGGCTTGATGTCGGCGCGGGCGAGGTTTTCCACGATCGCCTGCAGCGCCATCTCATTGTCGTTGATCTTCACGACCTCGCAGAGAATGTCGGCCGCCTCGATCAGCTGGTGAGCGCGCCAGCGGCGCTCGCCGCCGACGATCATGAACTTGCCGTCGACCGGGCGAACCGTGATGGCCTGGATAAGGCCGCGCTCGCGGATCGATTCCGCCAGCTCGCGAAGCTTCACCGGGTCGAAATGCTTGCGCGGCTGGTCGGGGTTCGGGATCACCTGGCTGAGGGGGATACGCTTCTTCATGGTCTTGGTCTCCGTGGTAGGGATTGAGGGCAAAACGCCGCCCCGCAGGGCGGCGCTGTAATCAGGGGGCAACTTCGAGGCCGAGGTAGCCGGTCGCTACCTGTTCGGCGAAGTTCGCGCGGGCATGTGCGCTGGCCCACACCTTCGCGTCCGACAAGCTCATGGCGGGAGAGAAGAAGGTCTCGACCTCACGGTCGCAGCTCTCGTCGATGATGATGAAGCCCCAGCCGCCATATCCCTTCGGCTTGCGGCCATGGGAACGCTCGTAGAGGGTGGTGTAGATTTCGATGGGCTTAGGCATGGTCTGGTCTCCGCGGTAGGAAATTTCTTAGGAATATCAGGAACTTAGTTTGTAACCGATCTGGTTACAAGTGGGTTACTAAGAAAAGTTTCTGACCAGTTCTGCAGCGCGTTGCGGAAATGCCTTTGCGACTGATCGTGTCCAGATCGTCGCTCGATAGCCCTGCCCGCAATCGAGATCGCAAGAGAGACCGCCGACTCTTGTTATGCGCCATCCATCCGGCATCGGCTCACCAGCGAGCCAGAGGATGCACCGACGCGCGTCGTCGCGCCGGGCGAAGTCCTCCGCAACTCGGTCGTGGTAGGCTGTAAGGGAGTACCAATCGCCGCCGTCGCGCTCCGTGTAATAGCCCGGCGCCAGCGACTTGATTGCTTCTATCAGTTCGTCGGAGGTGCGAAGGTCAGCCATTTTCCTGGCCCTCCTGCACCTCGCATGCGCTGTCGAGGATTTCGACCCCCGCCGGCGACTGTCCCGGGTCGAGGAGAGAGCGAAGATGGTTGCCGACGTCCTCGACGGGAAATTCTGCCAGGTACTCTTCCTCGCTGTCGTGCGAACCATCGGCGACCGCGCGCCTTGCGGCTGCATTTGCCAATGCAAGGGTATCGAGGACCCTCACATAGATCGAGACTTCGGCGGTGATCATCCTAGCCTCCGTTTTGAAGCCGCGAGAAAATCGGCCGTGCAGATCGTGAAGTCGCCGGCGGCGCCGCCGCCGATGTGGGCATGATGATACTCGTCCAGCTCGTCGAGCAGAGGGCGGATGTCGCCCCAGGTCGGATAGGCTTCCTGGTTGCTCTGCCAGAACTCCCCCAGCGTGCCGGTCCACTCCGGCTCGCCGAGGTCGAGCGGGTTCTTCACATGGCCCACGAACAGATGGACGGTGGTGGTGATGTCGATCGTCATGACTACTCTCCTCAGTCCATGTTGCAGCGAACGAGCGCGGTCGCGTAGTCGATGCCGGTCTCTTCGGCATAGATTGCGGCCTGATCGCCGGGACGATTGGTGGCGGCCGCCGTCGTCGACGGCTCGGCTTTGGCGATGGCTTCGGCCACCATCGCATTGCTTTTCAGGCTTGGGTCTCGGATGACGCAGAGTTTGAGCGCCGCCAGGATGTCCGGCCGCGCCCGTTCGCGCGGGATCGCGGCGCGCAAACTGGCCAGGATGTCACCGACGCCCTTCTGCAGCGGATCACTCTCGAAGCCGGAAATGAACGACTCGGCCCGAGTCAGAGCGTCGACGGTGTCGCTGGCGTGATCGAACGGGAGCCTTTCGACGAGCTCGTCGCGGAGCGTGGCGGCGGACTCGAGCGTGAGTGTTTCACACGCCCGCGACCCGCCCTTCGGGCCATAGAACGAAAGCACGACTTCGCCCTTGCCTCGCGCGGCGCTGTTCAGCGATTCCATCGTGCCCTTGGCGGCGATGCTGATGTAAATCGTGTCCATCACATTTCCCCTTCGATCTTGTCGGCCAAGGGCGAAATAACCTCGTCCCAGATCGCATTGCAGATTTCGTTGTCGGCGTGGTCGGACACGACATCGTAGCCCGAATTGCCATAGATCAGCTGGAACCAGCCGAGCTTGTCGCCGGTCGGGCTCCGCAGATGAATGCCGTCCTCGTCGGTCGAGAACAGCGCCAGCATGATCGCCGCCTTGTCGTCGGACCGCCTCACCACCCAATCCTCGCTGTCGTAGACGGAAATCAGGTAGCCCCGGTCGAGGCAGGCCTTCACCAGCGCGCGGGCGATGCGGCGCTCGGCGCGGATGCGGTCAGCGGTCTCACGCGATCGGCGCGCCAACGCCTGCTCGATCGCTTCGTCGAAGCCGGTCTTCGGCTCGCCCATCTCGGCATCTTCGGCCAGCCGGGCGGACAGCGCCTGGTTGCCCGAGGCGGTGAGAGCATTGCAGATCGCCAGCATCTCAGCCGGCGTAACGTTGATGGTCATGGTCATTCTCCGTGGTAGGGGTGGATCTCGAGGAAGGCGCGGGGATCAACCCCACGCCAGTCCCCAGCGCTTGGCGCAAACCGGCCCGTAGCCTACATCGATGGAGCGGTGGTCGGTCAGCTCGATCGCGCAGAAACAGCAGTTGCCGGTGCGCTTGCCGTGGGCGGCGCCGGCCTTCGAAGGGTTCTCGGCCAGAGCGGTCAGAGCCGAGACCAAGCCGTCGGGACCGGGCGACCGACGCGAGCGGGTGAACTCGCCCTTGCGGTCGATGCGGCCGTACCAGTCGCGGCTCTCGAACGAGCCCGGCGACGAGACGTTGATCTGGCCGGCGTGAGCGGAGCGCGCACCAGCGAGAGCAAGGACGACCGTCTCGCCGTTGACGTCGAAACGGATCTTCGGATGCTTGAGCTTGTTGGCGATCGCCGTGTCGAACAGCGCGATCAGGCCATCCATCGAGCCGACCTTGGCCTTTGGCGCCGCGGGCTCGCCGGCTTGTGCGCGCTGGGTCAAAGTCGCCACCCAGGGCCACTGCCGCTCCGAGAGACTCGAGCGGCTGTCATACTGGTGCAGGAGGGATGCGGCGAACTCCGCGTCGCGGCCGTGCAGCTTCGGGGCTGACTGGCGCAGAGCTTCGATTTCGAGGTTCATGTCTGGTCTCCGTGGTAGGGATTTCCCAGATCGGTGCGGCTCCGGCGGTTATGCTAGGCCTGGCCCGTCCCCGGTTCGATTTCACTCGGCCGGTCAGTTTGACGAGAAGTCACCAATCGCCGGCCCGTTGCTGAAAGGGGAGTTCCGGCGAAGGCTGCAGCGGTGAAAGGAAACGGCTTTCTGCTGCACCGATCTGAATTTCTAAGTTACTTCAATAACTTAGCTTGTAACCAAATCGGTTACAAGTGGGTGCAGGCAAAAAAGAACAATAATTTCAATGACTTCGGTGGCGGTCAGTTCACCGGCTTGAACCGGGATTCCAGGACGGCGCCGGAAATCGAGCGCTGGTCGTCGCCGCATTGCACGAGTGCCTGGTCGACGTGTTCCGGATTGACGCCGATCACCTTCCAGACGCGGCCCTGCTGGTCGGGCGCTTCGGCGCCGAGGTAGGGCGCGACCTGGAGGGGCTGCGGTGGCTGACGCAGGCGGTATTGCGCCGGCAGCTTGGGATGGTGCCAACCACAGCCCTCGGCCTCCAGGCCATGTTCGAACACTTCGAGCCGGAGCTTTTCTTTCAGCCAGACCGAGATGTAGGCGCGATGGCAATACTGGTTGTCGGTCGGGGCCTCGTAGCAGAGCAGGGCGACGTCCCTGCCGCCCGAGAGGTCTTCCATCTTGGCGACGATCCGGCCAGGATTAAGCCTGTCGAGTCCTTCGAAGTAGAGCTGCTTATACTCGCGCTCGCTGGCGGTCTTGAACCATTCGCCTGGGGCGAGTTCCGGCATCTTGCGATAGCCTGCCGGGTATCCTCGCGGCGTTCCCCTGGACACCCCGATCTTCTGGATTTCGGGCGGCAGCTTGGTGAACCAGGAGCTGGTGAAAATGCGCATCTTCGTCTCTTTCGGTGGTAGGGCTTTGGACAGGTCCAAATGTAAATCCGGTGAACTTCTCAAGCAACCAAAATGACACTGTGTGTTACCATTTTGGTAAGGTTGCCTCACCGGTACATCTGCATTAGGTATGGGTTCTCTCCAGCGCCTTCGGGCGCTGTCCTGTGGTAGGGATGGAGAGGAAGGCCGATCAGGGGCAACCCGGTCGGCCTTTGATATTTTCGGCGTGGCTGTGGCGCCTCGAAGCGCACTTCGGGATAATTGACCCACGCCGTCACCGTCTCGAAACTGATGGCGCGCGGCAAGCTCTTGACGTCGTCGAGCAGCGTTCGTCCTGCCAGGATCCCATTGCCCGCGAACTCGGCGCCCGAGCGGAAAAACTGGAACGTCCTTCGCCATGGTCCGGTTGAGAGCCAGAGGTCCAGGCCCGGCGCCAACTCCACGCGGTCGAGGCTGTCGCTCTCAAGAAGTTCGCAGAAGAGCTGGTGCCCCAGAGGGCGCGGCGTCTGGTAGTCAATGGCGCGCCGGAGTGTGGAATCGATCAGGATGAAGCGCATTGCAGTTCTCGTGCCTCGAGGCGTTGGTTGATGGTGGGGAGCGTCTCGCTGGCGAACAATTCGAGCCACCACTTGATCAACTCGGCCTGGTAGCGGTCGTCGGCCGCACGATGGCGGGGCTCGCGTAGCTGTCGCTCGATCCAGTCAAGCCGGTCGCGAAGCTCCGGCCGGTAGAGCAGATTGCGGAATGCATCTGCGAGCCGCATGTCCAGCGCGTAATCCCCGGTGCAGCCGAGGGGCGACCAGTCGCTATGCCAGGACGACCACATCTCGAGGGCCTGGCTGATGGTGGGGAGCCGGCGCCGCCGCTCCTCCTCGTCTTCTGGTAACGGGCGAAACACTTTTGGACTCCGTGGTAGGGATAACGATCCTATGATGTAACCAATTTGGTTACAATATGGTCAAGCTAAAAGTAATTTCTGCGGCCGTCCTTCCATAGCTTGACCGTGACGGTGTTCACGTAGGTCCCGACCTCGGCGAAGGATCCGTGCGGCAGATCGCGGAACTGGCCGTTCAGCCTCTCGATCAAGGCCCGGAAAGCGATGGCCTTGCGAGTTTCGCGAAACTCGGTGCCGGCCGACATGATGGCGGCGAGGCACCCGCCGTCTTCCAGGAAGTCGAGGGCGTGCACCACATGGTCGATATCGCGTTCCATGTCGAACGGCGGGTTCATGATGATGCGATCGTATTTTCCCGTCACGGAGGGCCGCAGCGCCAGGAAGTCGGCGGCGTACACCTTGCGGAATGTGCCCTGCGCCTCGAGCGCGGCGGCGAGCGCTGGCTGGAGCTCCACGCAATCGACCTGGTTGTCGAAGCGGTATTCCTTGCGCCAGCGGTCCATACGGGCCTCGTCCCCGTAGCCGTAGTGATCGGCGAAATCCTTGATGCTGGTGAGGCAGCGGCGCGCCAGATTGCCGGTGCCGGCGCTGGGCTCCAGGATCCGTAGGCGCGGCTTCTCGATCGGCTGGAGGAGGGGGATACCTTTGAGCAACTCCTCGGCCGCGGCGTCGGGCGTCGGGAAGAAACCGAAGTTCTTCGCCGGCGTGGTCTTCCGGTTGCGGAACAGATCGTCCTGCTCGCGCGTCTGGCCGTCGCCGATCACCTCGCCATAGTATTCGGCGAGCATCTTGTTGACCCTTTCCACCAGGTCGTCACGCGTGAACCAGAGATGCGCGTTGCCGTTCTTGTAGGCGACGATCCTGAAATACTCGCCGCGATGTTCGGACTGCTGAGGCTGGAAGCCCCTGCGCTCGGCGCGCACCACGTTCTCGATGCTGTTGTAGGACGGCTTCTTGCCGTCGAGGACAGAGAAGGTGCGTTCGATATCGCGCACGGTGTCCCAAGTGCCGCCCCACGAAACGTGGCCGTGGTCGCGGTCGAAGGCATAAGTCAGGATCATGCGACTGCCGACCTTGAAGCCGTCGTGAGACCGGAACCGGCGATCCAGCTTGGAGAAGGCCGTCGCTATGCCGCGCCGGAAGATCATCTCGGATTCGCCGGCCCACTTCTCGATAGTGGCGTACACGTTGTCGACCGTGACCGGGGGAATCCCCATGAGCTCGTCGAGGTTGACCAGCTCCTTGCCGTCGCCGCGGTCATAGCGCTCCGGCACCCACCTCAACGTGTCGCGCAGCTCGTCCTTGGCCTGCTTGTCCATGAGGACTTCAAGGTCCGTCATCTTCACCAGATAGTGCCAGCACGAGATGTCGATGAGACGGATGGCGGTACGCTTCCACTGCTCGGCGTCAGGCAAATCGACGGCCTCGAAAAAAGCCCTCACCTCGCGGTTGTCGCGGTCGCCGTACCTGGAGCAGGCATGCTCGCCAGCGGCCGCCTTCCAGAGAGCGGCCGCCTTTTTCAATTCCCGATCAGCCTGCTGGATCGAGGCGAATGCGCCATGATAGGCGGCCACGGCTGCATCGCGATAGGCGACGATCTGCTCGATCGTGTTGCGAGGGATCAGCGCGTTCATGGCTTCGCCTCAACCGGCTTGGCGCTCACGGCGGCGTGCATCTTCTGGAAGGTGAAGACGTCCTTGCGCTCGATGACGATCTCGTAGCGCTTGCTGCCGTCGGGCAGCGTGAACTCGTATTCAACTGGCTTGGTCATTGGTCTGGTCTCTGTGGTAGGGATTGGTGGGCGACGGGACCTCTCCCGCCGCCCTATCGAAGGGATCGTTTGTCTCTCTCAGTGCATCGCGCCTCCTTCTGCTGGTGCGTCAGCTTCCACGTCCGCTTCGGCCGCCTGGAGGTCGGCGAGCCGGTCGCGGCAGGAAGGGCAGCGGCAGCTTTCACTGCTGTCGAAGGGAAAAGGGGTTAGGCAGTCGTCGCAGTAGGGCATCGTTTCAACCGTGGTAGGGGAAAACCTTGTAACCACAGTAACTTAGTCTGTTACCAATTTGGTTACAATGCAACCACGGACAAAAAGTCGTGTTCGCCCAAGTGCGGTTGTCGGGAGGCGGCTCTAGCCGTCGCGATCACGCTTTTCGCGGCTGTAGTCGATGGCCGCCCAGATGACACAGCCGACGGCGACCAACACGCCCAATGTGCGACTGGCGGTGAACGCCGAAATGACCAGGATCAAGACGTATGCGAGTGCGCCGGGTGTCATGTCTTTCAAGGGTTGGTCCTTTCAAAAGGCGAATGCGAATTGGCCGGAGGCTTCCTGTCTGGAAGCGACCCCGAGGGGACGGAGACCGGGTAGGGCAGCGATGAAGCCGCCCGGCTGGTAGGCGGGATCATTGCGGCGCTCCTCACGCAGACGGCTATCGTCAGCGTCGTGCCGCTTGTTGCCCTGCCAATAGGCAAGGCCGAAAGGCGGGTTGTGGAGCTTGCATTTTGCGGCCGTCTTGCCGTGATGATCGATAAGCAGGTTCTGCTCCATCACGATCGTCAGCATCTCGTCGACGGTCATTGCCTCCTCGACGAACCAGCGTTCGCGGGAGAGCCCGCCGCCGGTGAAGGATCGGTAGCCGGTCTCGCTGAAAAACGGCTGATCGAGGTCGATCACGCGACCGTCGAGGCCGACGCCGCCGAAGACGCCCGGGTAGCGCACGTCGGTGCGGCAACCGTGAATGGTCAGCATGAACCGCCCGGGCTGGCCGTGCATCGGGATTTCGCCATCGGGCGCGGCCAGTTGTTTGCCGAGCCAAGACGACGCCGAGTTCCAGCAGTTGAAGCGGGAGCGGCAGCGCGGGGGCCAGGAACGGCCGGAACCGTCCGCGCGCTCCTCCCGGCCGCCGTATTCCTCAATCCGGTAGAGCGTCTCGACACATGCCTCGATCACTAGCTCGTAGGGAAGGCGGCCGGGCTTGTCGCAGGCCATCATCGCGGCGTGGTAGTGGTGGAGGGCTTCCCGAGCGATTCCGACCAGATATTCATCGGACCCGTCGCGCAGCATGGCGACATTCTCGGCGATCTCCTGACCGCGTTTCTCGGCCTCGATCTGCCAAGCGTGCTTCTTGGCTGGTGCTTTCGCCTTGGCGGTCTTAGCCATTGCCGTACCTCGGAAGTTCTGCGAGCGACGAGAGGGGCGGCAACCCCATGCGCTCGCGAGATCGGTTGATGATGGGGAGAGGGTCGAAACCCTTGACGCCCGGACCTCGGTAGACCCATGGCGGGTTCTCCGGGTCGAGCCGGCCGACGTCGTAGCTGTGGAGCATGTCGGCGAAATATTCCGGCGTGCCCGGGTAGGGAGCGCTATTCCAGAGTGCCCGCAGGATTTTCCGGATGTTGTCGCCGTAGGCGAAAAGCCGGCTCCTTGCACGACGCCAGTTCGCGGCGCGGCGGTCGCGAGTATTCTGCTCCCAGATCACCGCTTGCTCGGCGCGCTGCGCCATAACGGTGTCGGCGTCTGGCTGCTCCTCTGCGATCATCTCGGAAAAGAGCGGCAGTTTCTCTCGCTCAAGGCGCTGCTTTCGGGCCAAGGCGAGCCGCTTTCGCCTCGTGTCTTCGAACGGGCCATATCGGCGTGTCCGGAAGTGGCGCATCAGAGCAACCTCCCCTCGGCCACCTGCCAGACGCCCTCGCCTAGCGGTTCGAACGGACCGCGCTGTAGGGTCTGGCGGACCTTCGCCTTCCAGTTCGGATTGCGTTCGGACTTCGGATTCTCGGCCAAGGCGCGGTAGAGATCGTCGAGCCGCACGGCCGCGCCGGCGCGCTGCATCACCTTCAACACCTCGTCGACCCACGAGCCGACGGAGGCAAAGCCGAAGATCAGCGAGCGCAGGCGCAGCGGCACGAAAGCGCCGGGAATGCCGCTGGCCGCAAGGCGGTCAGCATCGTCGGCGCCATAGGCGCAGAACACCGACGGCGCGCCGGCATTGGCCTTTGCTCGAGTCCCTGCGGCATCGTGGAAATGCAGCCGCCCTTCCATGAACAGCAGCGCATCGGCCGCGCGCCAGACGCACTCGTGGAACACCTGCGTTTCGGTGCGGGCGAAGATCAGCGCGATTCCATGGGCGTGCTCGGCCATACGGCCCATCCAGCGGCCGATCACGTTGTTCGAGTATGGCGGGTTGAGCCACACGCGACCGTGCCAGGGCCGGGCTAGACCGTTGTCGGCGATGGTGTAGTGCTGGCGCGCCATGTCCCACGGCCGATCGAGGGGAGCGCAGGGATCGAGGTCAAAACTCTCGGCGCCACCGAGCGCGGCCAGGAGGGCGGGAGGGGTCAGCCAGACGTCGGTGCCGGCCGCCGCGGACTGATGGCTACCGATGGGCATGGCGCGCCTCCTCGGTCAGCCTGCGCAGCACGTCGCCGACGCTGCTGATGGAACTCTCCAGCCGCGCCTCGTCGAGCTCGGCCAGATCGATCTTGGTTTCGTTCCCGTCTTCATCGATCATCGTGAAGACGCTTGCGGTGGAGTCCGGCTTGCGCAGGATATCCCACGCCCAGCGTGCGGCCGCTTCGGGATCGCCTTCGCCCTCGTAGTCGATCTCCCATGTGACTAGATAGCGGGCCATCAGCGCTGCTCCCGCTTGAGCATGTCGCGCGCCGCTCCGCGCGCCATGGGTCCGTCGCCGAAAGCGCCGTCTGCGATCTCTTGTAATTCAGCAGTGCGCGGGTCAGGTCCGTCGCAGGCGTCTTCCTCCTCTTCGTCCACGTCCTCGCGGGTGAGCTGGTCGAACGTCCACTCGTCGCCCTCCTCGTCGAGGAAGACGATCTTGCCGTTGCGCTTGGCGGTCTGGATATCGTTCCAGAAGATTTCGGTGCCGCCGGCGTATTCCGGCTGGCCCGTCTCCGGGTCGATGTCGCTGATGTGAGCGCGGCCGGTCAGCCGCTCCAATGTTCCGGTGATCGGGCTTCCGGTAGGTGATAGGTAGTTGGCCATGGTCTCTGATCTCCGTGGTAGGGGATTGTTGCCAAAATGGTTGCGAACGCCGCTTGACAAAAAGCCGGGGGGAGAGGCAGAAATCGCGCAGCCTGATATTGCTTCGCGATTCGGCCGGTCCCTGAAAAATCAGTTGGTGTTGAAGCCGTCCGGCGAGGGCTGAATGCCAGCCTCTTTCGCCACAAAGCCCACGACGTCGAGCACGTCGTCAGAGCTTAGTTTCTCAATGGTTTCGGCGAAGCGCCGCTTGAAATAGGTCTGGTGCTCGGCACCGGCGTAGCGGGCCAAGCCGATGGCAGCGGCGAAGGTGATCGCTTCCAGGCGAGCGCCGCCGAAGCCGGACTTCTGATGAAGGCTGGCCGCGAGGTCGTTGAGGGTCATTGGTCGGTGATCCGTGGTAGGGAAAGTAACCGTTCTGGTTACAAGTAACTTATTCGGTTACACCTCCGATGCAAGTGAAAAAGTGAGGCCCTCGGCGTTATGTTTCAAGGCGTTGTGCCGAAGGAATGCATCGCGCAAATCCTTCGCGTGTCTGAGGTCGACAAGTGGGGCCGGGTCTATAATTGCTGCTCCGGAACGTTCCGGTTCGAGCAGATCACCCTCGCCACTTTCCCCGGCGTTGAGATGCACTCCAACGACGTCAGCCTCTACTCGTCAGCCATCGCCGGTTACGTGCTGGGCAAGCCGATAGACTATGAGTTTCACGGCGCGCTCGACTTCGTGAACGAGTTCGACTTTCGGGAGCCCGATCAGCGCCTCGCCGCGCTGGCCGTCGGCTTCAATCTCGGCCGCTTCGCTGGCGGCAAGGCGAACGCCTACAAGACCAGCCATCGCGAGCACCTGGTTGCGAACTTCGCCAGCTATGTCGAGCGCACCCTGGACAAGGTCCGCAAGCTTCCGGGCATGATCCCGATCAAGAGCTATTCGCCGCGCGACTGGATCCTGCATCTCGAGGAGGCGATCGACCGCAAGGCCGCGATCTTCTCCTACCCGCCGTTCTACAAGGGCGGCTACGAAAAGATGTTCGAGTTCCTGGCCGAGAACATCAGATGGGAAGCTCCCCGATATGAGCTGTTCGACCCCAAGGCGCTGCGCGGTCTCATCGAGCGCGTGCGGCAGGCGGGCGTCCCCTATTGCATCCTCTCGGACCAGATTTACGACGATCTGAAACCGGAGTTGGAATTCGTCTCCGGCCGGGGCCACCCGCACTACTGCTACGTGTCGACCGGCAAGTCGTCCTACCTGCAGCTCGTGCCGCGGTCGGCCCCGTTCCGCTACAAGCCAATCGACCTCGACAAGATCAAGCCGGATTCGGTCGTGACGATTGGCCGGGCCGACGCTGCCCAGATGACGTTCCTCAAGGACGTCTACCTCAAGAAGGGCATCACCCACACACCCGGCATGGTGAACTACCTGGTGCGCGTCGACGACATGCTGGTCGGCGGCCTGATCTACAACCTCGACAAATTCGCGAAGCGGTCGATTTACCTGCTGTCCGACTTCGCCATCTCGCGCGAGGGCAGACTGTCGAAGCTCGTCACCAGGCTCGCCTGCAACGGCGAGCTGCTGCGCGACATGGGCAAGCGCTTCATCGACCGTTTCGACAAGGTGCAAACCTCGGCGTTCTCGGACCATCCGGTATCGATGAAATATCGCGGCATCTTCGAGCAGACCAAGCGCGAGGAGATCGACGGGCCGGAAGGCAAGTTCCGCCTGCATTACGTCGGCGCCCGCATCGACGAGACGCCGCAACAAGCGTTCGAGTGGTGGTATGGCAAGCACTTCAAGCGTTGACTGGAAGGCCCTCGATATCGAGGCGCGCCAGGTTGATCCGAACACGCTTCGCCGCCGCGAGAAGAACGCGCACTACATGGCACCGGCCATGTTCAAGCGCCTTGTCGAGAACGTCAAAATCGATGGCCGCCTCACCACCACGGTCCTGGTGTGCCAGAACAAAGACGGCTCCCTCGAGATCCTGTCCGGACATCATCGCACGGCCGCCGCGATCGAGGCTGGCCTGCCGCTGGTTGACGCGCTCGTCATCACCACCCCGTTGACGGAAAAGCGCAAGGTGGCGATCCAGTTGAGCCACAATTCAATCAACGGCGAAGACGACCAGTCGCTGCTTGCCCAGCTCTACGCCTCGCTCGACATCGATGCGAAGAAGTTCTCCGGTCTCGACGACAGCGTGCTCTCTGGCGACAAGGGACCAGGTGCGACAGCACTCGGCGGAGCGAACATCAAATACGACGAGCTGCTGTTCTCCTTCCTGCCGGAAGACCGCGTGCGGTTCGAGGTCGAGCTGGAGGCTCTCGCCAAAAGGGCGAAGCGCTTCCGCATCCATGCCGCGCCACAGTCGAAGTTCGACGAGTTCTTCGACGCCATCGTGCGCACCAAGAGCCAGCTCAACATCGTCAATTCGGGCATCGCCCTCTCGGTCATGGCGCGCCTTGCCGGCGAGCGGCTGGATCAACTCGAAGCGGAAGCGGAGGACAAATCCGATGCGGCATGAACTGCCCAGCTTGCCCGGCTCGTTTCCCAAGCCCGAAGCGCCCATCGCCGGCCCGCCATTCGGCACCCCGTTTATCGTGGTGCTCGCCATCCTGTCGTTCACCTTCGCCGTGTGCCTCGCACGCGTCCTCCTTCCGTGATCCAGATGCATTCGTGTGTGTGTAACGTAGTGCCGGTGGTTAGCGTGGCCGCAGCGTCAAGCATTATGGGTCAGTTTGCATTTCGGCGCATGTTTGCAGACCTTATGCCCAGCAACGCTTTGCGGCCCGATTTGACCAGCACAATCGCATTCGGTTCGGCTCGCGGCATGATGTCCATGGGTTGCGGGATGGGTGGCAAAAAAAAGAGCCATCCCGAACATTCCGAACACTCGCACGCGCGAGTCGTCCGGTGATCAAGACCAAGACCACCGTGGCGACATCGAAGCCGAAGGCCAAGGCCAAGGCTGAAACGGCCACAACGAAGCCGAAAGCCGAGCCGAAAAAAAAGCCGGCGCGCGGCAAGAAGAAGCCGGCCAGCAAGGCATCGCCTCCTGTGGCGCCGAAGCCTGCTCCCAAGCCTGAGCCGGCACCACAGCCGAAGCCGGCGGAAGGCAACCGGGGCGGGGCATCGCCGAAACTGACCGAGCGCGACGTGCCGCGCGTGATCGCGATGCTGCGCCAGTGCGGCGGCATCAAGACGGTCGCGGCGGAGAAGCTGAACGTCGGCCGCACCACGCTCTACGCCTTCCTGAACGAGCATCCTGAAATCCAGGAGGCCGATTCCGAGATCGCCGACGAGTTGCTCGACGTTGCCGAGGGGCAGGTGGTGATCGCGCTTCGCTCTGGCGATTTGCAGACCGTGCGCTGGTACCTGGAGCTCAAAGGCAAGGACCGGGGCTATGTGCGCCGCGTCGAGCAGACCGGCAAGAATGGCGGTCCGGTCGAGACGCAAGCAAGGGCGAACCCGAAAGACTACACCGACGAGGAGTTGGACGTCCTGATTGCGGCAGCGCAACGACGGAAGGCCGCCGAAGCGCAAGGGTGATTTGAATGGCGCAGAAGTCTGCCGCCGCCCGCGCGCCGCTCAATGCCCCCGACCTCGAAGACCTGCTGATCGAGCGAGACCGGCGCAAGGCCAAGGGATCGTTCGCCGAGTTCGTCAAGATGGCGTGGCTCGAACTTGAGCCGGAGACGCCGCTGGTCTGGAACTGGCACATGCAGGTGGTTTGCGACCATCTGCAAGCGCTGGTCGAGGGCAAGTTTCTCGAGCTGGGCCTGCGCAACCGCCTCGTCATCAACGTGCCGCCTGGCACATCGAAATCGCTGCTCGTCTCGGTGCTGTTGCAGGCCTGGGAGTGGGGACCGGCCGGCCGGCCCGGCATGCGGTATCTGTCGACGGCGTATAACGACGGGCCGGTCAATCGCGACACCCGCAAATGCCGCGATCTGATCCTGTCGCGCTGGTACCAGGACCGCTGGCCCGAGGTTCATCTCAGCCGCAGGGCCGAGACCTCGTTTGCCAACAACAGCACCGGCACCCGCGAGGGCGTGGCGTTCGGCTCGCTCACCTCGCAGCGTGGCGATCGCCTGATCATCGACGATCCGCACTCGACCGAGACGGCGGAATCGGCGACCGAGCGCACCGCCACAACCCGCAAGTTTCGCGAGGGCGCGCAAAACCGCCTGAACGACCAGAAGCGCAGCGTGATCATCGTCATCATGCAGCGCCTGCATGAGGCTGACGTCACAGGCGTCATCCTCGACGGCAAGATGGATTACGTCCATCTGTGCCTGCCGATGCAGTTCGAGCCCGACCGCTGCTGCTACACCCCGGTCAAGGTTTCCAGCTCCGTCGGCGAGCCGATCCTGGCGCGCTATGACGCGAGCAAGCAGCACTGGTACGGCGAGAACGACAATCTGCCGGACGAGCGTCGCGCCGAGATCGAGGCGATCAAGCTCCAGCTCGTCTGGCGGCAGGATCCTCGCACCGTCGACGGCGAGATCCTCGATCCGATCCGCTTCCCGCCCGATGAGCTGAAACAGCTCTACAACGACATGACGTCGTATGCCGTCGCGGGCCAGTATCAGCAGCGGCCAGCGCCGCGCGCCGGCGGCATGTTCCAGCGCGCATGGTTCGAGGGTCGCATCGTCAGGGCAGCGCCGAAGGGCACCATCTGGGTCCGCCATTGGGACTTGGCCGGCACGCGCGGCGGCACTGGCGCGCGCACCGCAGGCGTCAAACTCGGCCGCGATCCCGAAGGCCGCTACTATGTCGGCCATGTCGTGACGCTTCGGGAGGAAGGCAAGTCGGTCCGTAAGACGATCGAGACGCAGGCCGCGCTCGACGGCAAGGCGGTCCACATCAGCCTGCCGCAGGATCCCGGTCAGGCCGGCAAGGCGCAGGTGCAGGATTTCGTCGCGCAGCTCGCCGGCTACAAAGTGCATGCCGAGGGCGAGACCGGCGACAAGATCACGCGCGCCGAGCCGTTCGCGGCGCAATGCGAGCACGGCAACGTCCACATCGTCGAAGGCGAGTGGAACACGCTCTACCTCGACGAACTCTGCCTGTTCCCAGCCTCCAAGCTGATGGACCAGGTCGATGCTTCATCCGGCGCCTTTACGAGGCTGCTCAACATCAAGGGGGCCATGGTGATCAGCGACGACGTTCTTCGGCGCGCTGCCCAGCCGGGGCCGCGATGATCAAGAAACTTTGGGGCGCATTGCGCCGTCGTTGGACACGCGGACCAGTCGCCGACGTCCCTGCGTCGGCGCCGCCGGCAGCAGTTCCTCCAGGAGCGCGTCCTCCCACGCGCATCTCGGATGCGATGCTGTCGGCGATCCGCGCGCAAGCGGCCGCACCGAAGCAGCCGGTGCCGGTCTTCACCCTGCCCAAGCACCCGGATGGCGTGCTCCCGTCGGGCAACACCGGGCTTGCCATGGACAGCGCCGTCGGCGCGGTTCAGAGCTGGGCGAACGGCTTCGCGCTGAGTGGCTACTTCTCGGAGGGGATCACCTTCCTCGGCTACGCCTACCTCTCGGAGCTGGCTCAGCGCCCGGAATACCGGGTGATCTCCGAGACCATCGCGACCGAGATGACGCGCAAATGGATCCGCTTCACCTCGAACGACGGTGAAGACAAGGCCGACAGGATCGCGGAGCTGGAGGCCGAGTTCAAGCGCCTCAACGTGCGCGACATCTTCTGCCGCGCCGCCGAGCAGGATGGCTTCTTCGGCCGCGGTCACATCTACATCGACACCGGCGACACCGACGATGTCGACGAGCTGCAAAAGCCGATCGGCACCGGCTGGGACAAGCTGAGCGTCACCAAGTTCGCCAACAAGCCCATCCAGGCGCTGCGCACCGTCGAGGCGGTCTGGTGCTATCCGACCAACTACAACTCGAGCGATCCGCTCAAGGACAACTGGTATCGGCCCGACAGCTGGTATGTGCAGGCCAAGATCGTCCACACCACGCGGCTGATCACGCTGATCGGGCGCGAGGTGCCCGACCTGTTGAAGCCGACCTATTCGTTCGGCGGCTTGTCGCTGTCGCAGATGTGCAAGCCGTATGTCGACAACTGGCTGGAGACGCGCCAGTCGGTGAACGACATCATCTCGATGTTCAGCGTCTTCCTGCTCGCCACCAACCTGGGCGAGACGCTGCAAGCCGACGGCGACCAGCTCTTCCGCCGTGCTGAACTTTTCAATTTGGTCAGGTCCAATCGCGGCCTGATGATGATCGACAAGGATAGCGAGGACTTCAAGAACGTCGCGGCTCCGCTCTCCGGGCTCGACGTGCTCCAGGCCCAGGCGCAAGAGCACATGGCGTCGGTGAGCCACATTCCGTTGGTCAAGCTGCTCGGCGTCCAGCCGGCCGGCTTGAACGCCTCCTCGGAGGGCGAAATCCAGGTGTTCTACGACTACGTGCATTCCTTCCAGGAGCACCTGTTTCGCCAGCCCATCCACCGCCTGCTCGGCCTGGTGATGACCTCGCTTTGGGGCGAGCCCGACCCAGGCATCGACTTCGAGTTTGAGAAGCTCGAAGAGACCAATGAGAAGGAAGCGGCCGAGGTTGAAAAGATCAAGGCCGAGCGCGACGTGATCCTCATCGACGGCGGCGTGATCTCGCCCGAGGAATCGCGTCACCGCGTTGGCGGCGATCCGGACTCTGACTTCTCTTCGATCGACGTCGAGGACCTGCCCGACCTCCTCGAAGAGGAAGAGGATGGGCTGGTGCCGAATGGTGGCTCTCCGGCCAAGGATATCGAGGGCGCCGGGGTAGTGGGTCAGGTTGAATTCCGCCCCGATCGCAACCGCCTACGGCTCTTGGCCCTGATTTCGCAGAAGGATGGCGGCTAGGTCATCCTCAAAAATCGCAAGGGTTTGCTCGAATAGGGTGAGCAAATGTTCAGCCTCCGCGCTTTGCCGTCCCTGCGCTCCTATGCGTCTGATCTGTTGGCGTTGCCGTTCCACAAGCTCGCGCCCTTTCGCGACGTGCTTTTCTGCCAACGCAATTCGAGATTGAAAATCCGTCATCGAGGCTCTCCGTCTCTAGGCGGGAGCTCAATATCTCTCAGCCACCGACGCCCAACGCATGCTGTTGCCGGTGATGGGACACTATGGACCTGAAAGCTGGAAAGGTCCAATCTTGCGGTGCGGTGGCTTCGAATTTTCGGCTTCGTTGGGTGAGACGCGGCATGAACGAGACGCGCGAAATCCGGCTTCGGCTGCTCGAAATCGTGGGGCGTGACGTCAGTGTCACCGGCGACAACATCGTTGAAACCGTTCTTGCCTTAGAACGGTTTGTCTGGGAGGCGGGTGTTGCCAAGCCCGGGGAGCCGGCAGATAGTGCGGCTCCCGTCACGGACAACGCCGGCACCGCTTGATCACGCTCCACCTCTGGGAACTCCTCAAAGCACAGACGCCCGACGATCGCGAGATCGCCGAGACGCTGAGGGATCGTGATGTCCAGCCTGCAAAGTCGTCGGACGGCCAAGCGCAACGAAAAGGTGCTTCGCCCGGTCCGACCCAACGTCGGGATCGAGACGGCCTATAGGGGCCGTCTGACGCGCTTGATCGACGCCATGAGCGACAGCGTGATCTACTGGCTGAAAGCCCGTGCCAATACGCCCCGCATAGCGCAGGATGAGACGCCAGCGGATGCGCTGCGCCGATCGATCCGCAAGCTTGCCGCGCAGTGGACCAAGCGCTTCGACGTCGCCGCGGTGAAGCTCGGCGACTATTTCGCGCTCTCGGTCGAGCAACGTTCGAGTGCGGCGCTGCGCAAGATCCTGCGCGATGGCGGCATCTCGGTCGAGTTCAAGATGACGGCGGCGATGCGCGACGTCGTCGACGCGACGATTCACGCCAATGTGGCGCTGATCAAGTCGATCCCGTCGCAGTATTTCGACCAGGTCGAGGGCGCGGTGATGCGGTCGGTGCAGACCGGCCGCGACCTCTCCGGCCTGGTGCAGGATCTCGAGCGATATTCCGGCATCACGCGGCGCCGGGCCGCTTTCATCGCGCTCGACCAGAACAACAAGGCGACGTCGGCCTTCAACACCGCGCGCCAGCTCGAACTCGGTATCGATGAAGCTGAGTGGCACCATAGCGGCGGCGGCAAGGAACCTCGCCCCACGCATGTCCAGGCCGGCCGCGAAAGGGTCCGCTACAAGATTTCGACCGGCTGGTACGACCCTGCCGTCAAGCGTTTCATCCGGCCGGGCGAGGAACCCGGTTGCCGATGCGTCGGGAAGCCGATCATCAAGGGCTTCTCCTAAGGAAAAGCGCGTGATCGTATGGGATCACGCGCTTCAGTGCGCCCAGTTTGCCGGTTCAGCGTCTGAACATCCGGGCAACAGCGATCAAAATACATGCGCCGATAAAGCCGGCCACAAGATAGCCAAGCCATCCGGTCAAGGATATGCCCAGCAATCCGAGAAGGAGGTTAGCGACGATGGCGCCGACAACCCCCAAAAGGATGTTCATGAGCACGCCCATATTGCTCTTCATGAACATCTCGGCGAGCCAGCCGGCGATGCCGCCGATCACAATAGCAGCGATCCAACCGACACCTGGATTTTCCATGTTTCCCCTTTCCTAGAACCGAAATTGGTTCGGCGGGAAAAACGTGCGGCAAACCAATAAAGTTCCTCGACCGCTCAGGCGGCAGCATGCAGCGTCGGGATGGCCTTGATCTCGGCGCTGAGTGCCTTCTCGGCCTGCTCCAGATCATAGTTGCGCTGGAGGTTGAGCCAGAGCACCGGGCCGTTGCCGACCAGCTTTCCAATTCGGAGAGCCATCGGGACCGTGATGGGCTGCTTCTCGTCGATGATGTCGTAGAGCGTCTTGCGCGAAATGCCGAGCAGCTTGGCGATCTCGGTCTTCGACTTGTCGAGCGCCGGGATGACGTCTTCGCGGAGCAGTTCGCCGGGGTGCATGGCGGGTAAACCGCGCTTGATGGCTTTCGTGTTCATCAGTGGTAATCCTCCATTTCTACGTCGATGGCGTCCTCGCCATCCCACCCGAATGTGATCCGGTAGTTGCCGGTGACGCGGACCGAATATCGGCCTTTGTCTTGACCGACGAGGCCGTGAAAGTGATAGCCGGGCAGGTCCATGTCCTGTGGCCGTGCCGCCGCTTCCAAGGCCCGCAGGATGCGAGCGACACGCTTGTCGTCCTGAACGCTAAGACCGCGCGCTTTGCCGGTTTCGAAGAAGCGTTGCAGGGCTTTGTTTCGGAACGTCTTGATCATGCTTAGAGTGTAAGGCAACACCTTACATAAGTCAACAAAAATGTAAGGTCAAGCTTTACATTTCAGGAGCGATTTTCGATGCCTGCGAAATCTGAGGCCCAGCGCCGCGCCATGTACGCAGCGGCCGAGGGCCGGGGCGTGCTCGGCATCCCGAAGGCGGTCGGCGAAGAGTTCGTCGGCAAGGACAGCGCGAGCCAGGCGGCCTCGCTGATGCTGGTCGCACCCGATGGCGATGTCCTCGTGCTCCGGCGCTCTTCGACTGATACCAGCTGGCCCGGCCATTGGTGCTGGCCCGGTGGCAAGTCGGATGAAGGCGAAGACGCCGAGGCGACGGCGGCGCGCGAGACCATCGAGGAGATCGGCACGCTGCCGTCTGGCGCGCGCCAGCTCATCGACACGCGCGGCACGCCGAATGGCTGGGTGCATCACACCTTCGCTCAGTGCGTCGAGACGAAATTCGCGCCGGTGCTGACCGACGAGCATTCCGGCTATGCCTGGGCTCCCCTGCGCTCGCTGCCCGAGCCGCTGCATCCGGGCCTGCGCGACATGCTGGGCGAGCGGCTTGGCATCGCCGCCGACATGTCGCCCGAGGCATGGGACTCGCTGCGCTCCAACTTCGTGAAGTGGACAAGGGGCGAAGACATCGTGATCGAGGGCGCCTGCCCGATTTGCGGTGGCTCCGGCGAAGTCGCTGGACCTGGGATCGTGTGCGACGAATGCCGCGGCAAGGGCGCGGTGGCACAGGCCAACGACGCGCTCGCCATGGATCGCAACAGCGTGCGCTCGTTCGACCAGGACGGCCATCTGCGCGTCGAGATGACGCCGATCTCGAAGGCCAACATCTGCCCCTACTATGGCCGCGAGATCCCCGACTTCGAGGCGCTGGGGCTCGACCCCGAGCGCATCTATCGCCTCTACCGCGATGCGGACGAGCTCGCGAAAGCAGCCCCGACCTTTGTCGGCAAGCCGCTCTTGCTGAAGCACATTCCGATCAGCGCCAAGGAGCACCCGCGCGAAGCCGTGGTCGGCGCGCTCGGCGATGCCGTCGAGTTCCATGCCCCGTACCTCATGGCGCCGCTCAGCATCTGGGACGGCGCTGCAATCGCGCTGATCGAATCCGATCGGCAGAAAGAACTTTCAAGCAGCTATCGCTACCGGGCCGACATGACGCCTGGCACGCTGGCTGGAGAATCCTACGACGGCGTGATGCGGGACATTTCCGCCAATCACGTTGCCTTGGTTGAGGAAGGCCGCGCCGGGCCTGATGTTGTTGTCGGCGACAGCAAAATGGAGATCATCACGATGAAGAAAACAGCACTGCTGTCGCGCATGGCGTCCGTCGCCCACGGCGCGATCCTTGCCCACGTCATGCCGAAGCTCGCCGCCGATCAGAAGATCGATGTCAGCGCGGCTCTCGCGGGCGTCACCGCCGAAAACTTCAAGGCCAAGCGCCCGGCCATCCTCAAGGCCGTCGGCAAGGCCGCCGAGGGCAAGCTCGCCGCCGACGAGAAGCTCGACGGTCTCGAGGCGGTTCTCGTCGCGCTCGACGAGGTCGAGGTCCAGGAAGCCATGGACGAAGACGAGGAGGAGGACGGCAAGAAAAAGAAAGCCGAGGACTCCGAACAGGAGGAGGACGAGGACGAGAAGAAGAAAAAGGCCGAAGACGGCGACGAGGACGATGATGACAAGGTCGACAAGAAGGCCATGGACGCGGCAATCGCCGCGGCTGTGGCGCAGGCCAAGACCGAGGTCCGCGCCGAGATGCTCAAATCGGCCGCCGAAGTGCGCGCCGCCGAGGAGGCCGTTCGTCCCTACATCGGCAAGCTCGCCATGGCCCATGATAGCGCGGATGCCGTCTATCGCACCGCGCTCACCTCACTCGGCGTCAACATCGACGGTGTCCATCCCTCGGCACTGCCGGCCATTCTCAAGGCCCAGCCGCTACCTAGCGTCGGCGCACCGAAGAAGCCGGCCGTCGCCCTGGACGCTGCCGGGGTGAACTCGTTCTACGAGCTTTTCCCAGCCGCCAAGACCCACATCGTCAAGTCGCTCTAAGGCGAGCGGCTTCCCCTTCCAAGCCCGTCGAGCCGGCCAGCAAGCCGGCTCTTTTCATTTAGGAGATCGCCCATGTCTGGGTTTCAGACGCAGGTTGCCTACAATCCCGCCCCCGCTGTCGAGGGCGATTTCGCTTCCACCAATCCCCGCTCTACAGTCCTTGCCGCCGCTGGCGCGCTGGTCTGCGGCGCGCTAGGTGCTGTCATCGGCCGCTTCGCCTGGCTGAGTTATGTCCAAGCCGACAGCGACAATGCGCCGGCCGTGGTCAACACCTTCGGCACCGGCCCGGTCGCGGGCTTCGTCCATCGCGAGCAGCAGGGCCTGATCGAGCAATACCTGCAGGAATCGACGATGCTGGTCCCGGCCGGCTTCCCCATCACCGTCTTCGATGGAGGCGATTTCTGGGTGAAGAACGCCGGCGCGACGCCTGCCCTGGTCGGCCAGAAGGTCTACGCCACCTATGCCGATGGCACGGCGACCGCTGCTCCGTCAGGCTCGCCGAATGGCGCGACCACTTCGGCCGGCTCCATCGCAGCCGCGACCAGCGGCTTCCTGGGCTCCATCGTCGGCAATGTGCTGACGGTCACGACGGTCAACTCGGGCACGATCTGCCCCGGCACCACGATCTCGGGCATCGACGTCGTCTCCGGCACCAAGATCATACAGCAACTCACTGGTACCCCGGGCGGTGTGGGCACGTATGCGGTCAACATCCCCGACCAGGACGTCGACCCCGGTACAGAGATTTCCGGCACCTATGGCGTGTTCACCGCGGGCGGCACGATCGTTGGCGTCTTCGGCGTCGGCGACACGCTGACCGGCGCTGGCATCACCGCCGTCACCACTATTACCCAGCAGCTCACTGGCCCAGCCGGTGGCGCTGGCACCTATGCGGTCGATGTCAACACCATAGTCAACGCGGCTGCGCTCACCGCGGCCACCAATGTTGAAACTAAGTGGACCGTGCGTTCCTTCGCGCAGCCCGGCGAGCTGATGAAGATCAGCTCTTGGCCTCAGGGCTAAACCCGCCGTCAATCTCGAAACCATGCGCCGCAAGTCGGCGATCTGTGAGGATAACCACCATGAAATTTCACGACTTCGATCAGGCCGCTGCGGCGTGGGCTCAGCATCGCTCGATGTTCGAGCAGGCGGGTATCTACCTTCCCGATGCACGCGCCTACATCGTCGAGGCGTTCCGCACCAATCATCTCGCGATGGATGCACAGCCTCAGCTAGCGACAGCACCGAACGCCGGTATCCCGGCGTTCCTCACCACGCTTGTGGATCCTGAGGTCTACCGCATCCTTTTCGCCCCAACCAAAGCTGCCGAAATCTTCGGCGAAATTCGAAAAGGCACCTGGATCGACCAGACGGCGATGTTCCCCGTCGTCGAGCAGACCGGCGAAGTGTCGAGCTATGGCGACTACAACGACAACGGCCGAGCCGGCGCCAACATGAATTGGCCGCAGCGCCAGTCCTATCTGTTCCAGACGATTTCCGAGTATGGCGAACTGGAGATCGAGCGCGCCGGCCTTGGCCGCGTCAATTGGGTTGGCGAGGTGGATGGCGCCGGCGTCACCGTGCTCGCACGATTCCTCAACACGACCTACTTCAAGGGCGTGCAGGGCTTGCAGAACTATGGCCTTCTCAACGACCCGAACCTGGCGGCTCCGATCACCCCGGCGCCGAAGGCTTACGGCGGTGTGAAATGGATCAACAACGGCCAGATCGTCGCCACCGCGAATGAGATCTATTCCGACCTCCAGTCACTGTGGCTGCAGCTCGTTACCCAGACAGCCGGCCTGGTCGACCAGAACACCAAGATGACACTGGCCATGTCGCCGGAATCGCAGCTTGCCATGACCGCGACCAATTCGTTCAACGTCAATGTCGAGGACCTGCTCAAGAAAAACTTCCCGAACCTTCGTGTCGTTTCAGCGGTGCAATATAGGGCGGAGACAGCGATCAACCCGACGGGCATCTCAGCCGGCAACGTGGTTCAGTTCATTGCCGACGGCATCGATGGTCAGCAGACCGGCTATTGTGCGTTCAACGAAAAGCTCCGCACTCATCCAATCGTGCGCGCGCTCTCCTCATGGAAGAAGAAAATGTCCAGCGGCACCTGGGGTGCGATCATCCGCCAGCCGATGGGCATCTCTCAGATGCTGGGCGTCTAAAGATCCTACAACGCTTAGTGCCGGATCGTAACCGTTCTGGCACCAAAGCGTGAAGCGGGGTGGAGCAGCCCGGTAGCCCGCCTGGTCGAATCGGACCCCAGGCTGCGCGAAACTCGGCCACGGCTAGGAAGACGGGAACCATGCGGGCATTCGGCGGTTTACCGTTCACCCATGCTGAAGGTCGGTTGTTTGGGCCGCGGGTGCGTGCCGGCCATGTGCCGGAGGCGACGCGTGAAAAACGGTGACAAACAAGACGAAAAAGGCGAAGGTCAGCGGCCGCTCAGTGACAGCGACCTGGTGCAGCTCATCTTTGACAGCGCGACCGACTTTGCGATCTTCACCATGGATCCCAACGGCATCACCACGAGCTGGAACGTGGGTGCCGAGCGCGTGCTCGGCTATGCCGATGAGGAGATCATCGGGAAGTCTGCCGATGTAGCCTTTCCTCCCGAGGAGGGCGGAACGAGCGCAGCCGCGGAGGAGCGCCGGATCGCACTCGCGGAAGGGCGAGCCGAGGACGAGCGCTGGCAGATGAAGAAGGACGGCACGCGGTTCTGGGCGTCGGGGCTGATGATGCCGCTCGGGGACAGAACCCGAGGTTACGTCAAAATCCTACGCGACCGGACCACCCAGCACCGTGCTGAAGTGCAGCTTCAGCAGAGCGAAGAGTTATTCCGGCTCCTCGCGACCAATATCCCGCAGCTAGTCTTCCGCTCGAAGGTGAACGGTGACCGGACGTGGGGTAGTCCACAGTGGAGTGTCTTCACGGGCTTGGCCTTTGCCGAGAGCGTCGGCTTCGGCTGGCTCGATGCCGTCCATCCTGAGGATCACGACGCGACGATGACGGCATGGGCTGAGGCGCCGAGCAAAGGCGAATACTATTGCGAGCACCGCATCCGCCGATCGGCCGATGGCGAGTATCGCTGGCACCAGACCCGTGCCGCCCCCCTGGACGACGCCGGCGGAGCCGCACTCGAATGGGTCGGAACCTCCTCCGACATCCATGACCTACGCACGCTCAAAGACCAGCAGAAGGTGCTTTTGGCCGAGCTTCAGCACCGCACGCGCAACCTGATTGCGGTCGTCCAATCACTCGCACGGCAGACGATGCGGTCAAGCGCGTCGCTGGAGGAGTTTGCGGAGGATTACGAGAGCCGGTTACGCGCGCTTTCGCGCGTCCAAGGATTGCTCGCGCGCGCCGACCATCAGCCGATCGACCTGCGCGAACTGATCCAAGGCGAGCTCCACGCGCACGGCGACGGAAGCGTGGACGGGGGCAACGTCACGATCGAAGGCCCGGCGACCTCGTTGCCGGCGATCTCCGCGCAATCCGTAGCGCTCGCGCTGCACGAACTCGCGACGAACGCGGTGAAGTACGGCGCTCTTCACCAACCGTCGGGCCGGCTCACCGTTAGGTGGAACATAGAGCACGATGGGTCGAAGCCACGCGCGAGACTTGAATGGCGCGAGAGCGGCGTCACCATGCCGGAGGGCGGACCCACGCGGAGGGGCTACGGCAGCGAACTGATCGAGCGGGCGCTTCCCTACCAGCTCGGCGCTAAGACGAAGTTCGAGTTCGGATCGGACGGGGTGCGCTGCGAGATCGTCGTGCCGGTGACGAAGGATGAGAAGCAACATGGATGAGCCGCAACCCGATGCCCTGCGGGGCCGCCGTCTTCTTGTGGTTGAGGACGAGTACATGATCGCTGCTGACCTCGCCCGCGATCTGGAAGACAGAGGCGCGAACGTAATCGGCCCGGTGGGCTCAATCGAGGATGCGCTTGAGCTGCTCGGGGCGGAGGACCGGATCGACGGCGCCGTGCTCGACCTCAACCTGCGCGGCGAACGCGCCTTCCCTATCGCGGACGCGCTGCGCCAACGTGAAGTGCCCTTCATCTTTGCGACGGGTTACGATGCCTCGTCCATTCCTGAAGCGTACGCCGAAGTGCCGCGCATCGAGAAGCCGATCGACACCCGAGCGCTCGCACGCCTTCTATCGCTGGGCTAGTGGTCGCGAGAATATAATGGCCATCCACTTAGCTCTTCACGGATAGCAGTTTGCGGATGCTGCTTGCGAGGGTGCCTGTTCCACAGGCCCTGAGCCAGGCGTGACACCGGCATCCGCTCCAATCTCGCTATCCGAACTTGATCTTGATGATCTTCCACACGCCTACCAGCAGCGCGCTGATCGGCCAGCTAAAGCGTCAGGCCACCAGTCTGAAACCTCTCCCGTGCCGCCCTCTCAAGATAGGGGCCGGCATCGGCGACTTGAACCGCTTTCCACCAACCGGAGCAAATCGATGTCCACCACTGTCACCGTTGCCTGCAAGCTGCCGCACGGCCTAATCCTGCGCCTTCACGAGATGGTCGAGCAGAACGAACCGACCGCCGGCGGCAGCTTCCGCAAGGTGAAACGCGCCCAGGTGATCGGCGAGCCGGTCGTCCTGAAAGGCTATCTGCGCCGGTTCGACCGCCGCAAAGAGCCCGCCCCGATGGCGCAAGACAGCGACTACGCCCTGACCTATGGCGTCGATGCCGACTTCTTGAAGAAGTGGCTCGAGCAGAACAAGGACCTCGACGCGGTTAGGAACAATCTCATCTGGGCGCATACCGAGACCGACATGGTCGAGGGCTTCATCGCGGAGCATGAGGCGCAGAAATCGGGCCTCGAGCCGATCGATCCCCACAACCTGCCGCGTGGAATCCAGGCCTACAAGGCGGATGCTGCGGCCTGACGCGTAACGCCCAGGGAGGTTTCGCCATGGGCGTCATCGTCGAGTTCAGCCTCGCGAACTTCGTGGCCGTCTACCCGCAGTTCGCGACGCTCAGCCAGCCACAGGTTCTGCAAGGCGCGCTCCCGGTCGCGACGCTCTACTGCCGCAATGACGGCGGCGGACCCGTCACAACGGCCGAGACGCAGACCACGCTGCTCAACCTGATGGTCGCGCACATCTGCCAGCTCATGTACGGCGCCAACGGTCAGGCGCCGGCCGGGATTGTGGGACGCGTCTCGAATGCTGCCGAGGGCAGCGTGTCGGTGCAGGCCGACTTCCCCGTGACGCCAAATAACGCCTGGTTCATGCAAACCCCATTCGGCGCGGCCTACTGGCAGGCCACTGCCGCCTACCGGACCATGCGCTACATGCCTGGACCGCGCCGCGTCTACAATCCCTGGCCTAATCGCTAGCGGGTTGAGTCGGTGTGTCGGTTGGGAGCTGTTCATTCATCAACGTGGATATCGCCGTGATAATCTGCGGGATGAAGAACGGTTTGGTGATCATGATGCTGTTCGGAACGCCTTCGGCGCCCCACTGGCTGGCGCTATCGCCGCTGACATAAACAACGGGGATCGTGGACTTGACCTGACGTACATGGCGAGCGACCTCCCAGCCGGAGGGACCGGGGCCAAGACGTATGTCAGAAAGTAGCGCTTTGAATGCATCCGGCGCTTCATCAAATGCCGCCATAGCAGCAGATGCGCTGCGAACGCCGACCACCTCGAAGCCCGCTTCCTCCAGCCCTGTTTCAAGATCGAGCAAGATCATTGTCTCGTCTTCAACGACCAGAACAGCGCCACTGCTCATGTGAGGGATCCCCAAGGTCACCTGTGAGGCGATCCCCAAGGTAACCCCCAACTCGGCAACGGGTCGTTTAGTTCCCGAATAAAGTGAAAGGACCATTCTCGTGGACATTCTTGCTCAATTGCAGCGCGAGTTTCGCGCCTTCCGCAAGCACGCCGAAGATCGCATTCAGACCCTTGAGCGCAGCCTGCGCCTCGCTTCCCCGCCGCCTCCCGTGGATCAGCCTGAGACGGCCGCCACCGCCGCGGCTGTCACCGATGGCACAAATGGCACAACCGGCACGAACGGCACGAACGGCGCGGCCGATGCGGGCGCAACCGGCGCTACCGGCGCGGCCGACACCACGGGCGCAACCGGTGCCACGGGGGCGGCTGTTGGCGGAGCGACCGGTGCAGCGGCCGGCGCGACTGGCGCCACGGGAGCAACCGGCGCGCCCGATCCTGCCGCTGATCCGAAGGCCAAGGCAAAGGCGTAAGGCGATGGTCGAGCTCTCCGGCGGCGACAAGCTCGCCGCCAAGCTGGCCGAGATCGCGAAGAGCCTGCAGAAGGCCGTATCGGTCGACGTCGGCTTCCTGGAGGGCGCGACCTATCCCGACGGCACCTCCGTCCCGCTGGTCGCGGCGCTGAATGAGTTTGGCACCCGCGACACGCCGCCCCGCCCGTTCTTCCGAGGCATGATCGACGACAAGAGCCCCGAATGGCCCGACGCCGTGGGCAACCTCCTGGTCGCGAACGGCTACGACGCCGAAAAGACGCTGGGCCAGACGGGCGAGGCCATCAAGGGCCAGTTGCAGGCGGCGATCACCGCCTATGACGGCCCGCCGCTGCAGCCCACCACCATCGCCCGCAAGGGCAACGACAAGCAGCTCGTCGACACCGGCCACATGCTGGCGTCGGTCGACTATGCCGTCAAGAAATCCTGAACCCGGAGACCATACGATGAGGGCCGTCCTTTTTTCGAGCAACCTCGGCGACATTCCAGCCGACCTTGCATTCAAGAACAACTTCGCGGCCGTGACCGATCCGGCCGCCGCTAACGACTCGAGCGAGGGTTATCAGGTCGGCTCGGCCTGGGTGAACACCGCGACCGACACCGCGTTTGTCTGCGTCGATGCGACGCCTGGCGCGGCCATCTGGACGGCCACCGCACAGGTCGGCAGCACGCAGGGCGCCCCGGCAGCGCACACCGTCTCCGGCACGCTCACGCCCGCCGATCTGCTCACGCGCATCATCACCATCCAGCAGGGCGCCGGCGCTGCCTCAGTGCAGCAGCTCCCGACCGGTGCAGCGCTCCAGGCAGCGCTGCCGGCCGACTTTGAGGCCAACGACTCCTTCGACGTCTCGGTGATCAACACCTCCATCGTCGATGCCGAGGATGCCACCATCACCACCAACGCCGGCATGACGCTGGTCGGTTCGATGGACTTCCCGGCGCATAGCAGCGCCACGATCCCGTCGAGCGGCATCCTGCGCTTCCGCAACACGGGCGCCGGCACCTTCACGGTCTACCGCGTCGGCTGATCGACCATGAACCTGCACGGGATCGTCTCGGCGGCGATCGGGACGGTGAACCCGTTCGTGACCGCCACGCTGAAACGGTCCAGCGGCTACACCACGGCGGCCGACGGCACGCGCACCCCGAGCTTTGTCGACGTGCCCGGCGTCTCTCTGCAGGCGCAGTCGCTTACCTACAACGATCTGCAGCTGCTCGACGGGCTCAACATTCAGGGCGTGCGCCGCGCCGTCTACCTCAACGGTTCGGCCCTCGGCGTGGTGCGAGAGCTGCAAGTCGGCGGCGATCTCTTTGTCTTCCCCGCCGGCACTTTCCCGGAAGGCGACACCTGGCTCGTAGCACTCGTGCTCGAGTCGTGGCCCGACTGGTGCAAGTGCGCCCTGACCCTGCAAATGGATGGAGCCTGATATGGCGAACGGAACCTTCATGGTGCCATGCCCCGCCGGCCAGTGGACTAAGGTCGCCGACGGGGCCAACTATTCATCGGCTCTGTTGCAGGTGACAAGCATAGGCGGCGTGCTGGCAGCGATCGCCGACAGCCAGCCTGCGGAGGGTGCCTCGAACGGCGTCCTGCTCTCCCAGAGCTTCGTTCCGTTCCCGCTCGCCGCCGGCGACCAGGTCTGGTGCCTGCCGGTCGGCGCCAGCGAGGCCACGGTGCGCGGGATCGGCACCAGCGTCTGATGAGCGGCCCGGTCCCCAGCCAGTCTGGCATCCAGACGGTCCTGCGCAGCTTTCTGCTGCAAATCCTGCCCGCCGGCGTCGAGGTGATATCGGCGCAGGACAACCGCGTCCCGGAGCCGGCTGGCGATTTCGTCACCATGACGGTGAGCCGCCGCGGTCGCCTCTCGACCAACGTCGACACCTATCAGGACTGCGCTTTTGAGGCCTCCATCGCCGATGCGGTGATGACGGTCACTCAGGTCTCCTTCGGCGCGCTCCTGGTAGGGGCGAGCGTCTTCGGAACGCCGGTGACAGCAGGCACGGTGATCAGCGAGCAGACCGGCGGTACGCCGGGCGGCGTCGGAACCTATACCATCACGCCGGCACAGACCGTGCCGGCGCAGATCCTATCGAGCGGTGCCGAGACCATCGTGCAGCCGACCGACGTCGTCATCCAGCTTGACGTGCACAGCGCGTCGGATGGCAGCGCGTCCGACATGGCGCAGACGATCGCCACCCTGATCCGCGATGAGCGGGCGACCCGGTATTTCGCGGATGCCGGCATGGATGGCGCGCCGCTCTATGCTGACGATCCCAAGCAGGTCCCGTTCTTCAACGGCGAGCAGCAATTCGAGACCCGCTACGTCGTCGACGTGCACCTGCAGGCCAACCAGGCAATTGGCCTGCCACAGCAATTCGCCGACCAAGCCGTGATCGACGTCGCCAACGTCGAAACGACTTTCCCGGCCTGACCCTCAAACAGAAAGGACCTGGTCCATGACGACCATCCCGGCCTCGCAGCTTGTGAACGTCATTCCGAACGTTCTCAACGCGGGCGGCAACGCGCTCGTGATGAACGGCCTCGTGCTGACCCAAAACACCCGCGTCCCGATTGGGCAGGTGCTCTCGTTTCCGAACGACGGTGTGTCGGTGTCGAACTTCTTCGGCCCGTCCTCGGAAGAGGCCGAGATCGCGGCGGTCTATTTCGACGGCTTCAACAACTCGACCCAGAAGCCGGCTACGATCCTGTTCGCGCAGTATGCGTCCGCGTCGGTCGCGGCCTATCTGCAAGGCGGCAAGGCCGACCAGCTCTCGCTGGCGCAGCTCCAGGCTTTGAGCGGCACGCTCAGCGTCAATGTCGACGGATATGTGCGCACCGCGAACGCGATCGATCTGTCGAGCGCAAACAGCTTCTCGGCCGCCGCGGCGCTGATCCAGACCGACCTGAACTCCGCTCCTCCGCAAGCGGCCACCGTGACGGGCGCCATCGCCCCTGCAACGGCAGCCGTGACCGCTTCCATCGCCGGCAGTGTCATGTATGTGACCGGCGTGACGTCGGGCGTTCTGGTCGCAGGGGCGGCGCTCTCCGGCGCTGGCGTGTCGGCCGGCACGCAGATCACCGACCAGCTGTCGGGAACGCCCGGCGGCATCGGCGAATATGCCGTGTCGATCGGGCAGGTGGTCGCCAGCACCGCCGTCTCGGCAGCGTATGGCACCCTCACGGTCACTGCGCTCGCAAGCGGCACCTTGGCGGTCGGCCAGACGCTTGCCGGTGCAGGGGTGACGGCTGGCACGCGCATCGTGCAGCTTGGCAGCGGCGAGGGCCTTACCGGCACATACTTCGTCGACAAGACCCAGACGGTGGCGAGCGGCGCTATCACGGCGTCGGCCACGCCGCTGGACGTCACCTATGACTCCGTCTCCGGCGGCTTCGTCATCACCTCGGCCGTTGTCGGCGCGGCGTCGTCCGTCGCCTTCGCCACCGGCTCGGTCGCGGCCGGTCTCTTCCTGACCCAGGCGACCGGCGCGACGCTCTCTCAGGGCGCCGATGGAACGACGCCTGCCGCCTTCATGGCTGCGATCACCCAGCTCACCCAGAATTGGGCGACGTTCATGACGATCTTCGACCCCGATGGCGGCTCGGGCAGTGCGCAGAAGCAGGCCTTTGCCGAATGGGTCAACAACACCAATAAGCGCTATGCCTACATCGCCTGGGACACCGACATCACGCCCACCGAAGGCAACGATGCGACGTCGAGCTTCGGCAACATCATCTCGAGCGCCAATCTCGACGGCACCTGCGCCATCTACCATCCCGCCGGCGGCATCACGACGCCCGCGCAGATCGCGGCCTTCATCTGCGGCGCGGCGGCCTCGATCGACTTCCAGCAGACCAACGGCCGCATCACCTTCGCATTCCGGGGGCAGGATGGCCTGGTGGCAGGCGTCACCACCGCGACTGTGGCGAGCAACCTCATCGCCAACGGCTATAACTTCTACGGCGCCTACGCGACGGCCGCGCAGCAGTTCCTGGAGTTCCAGAACGGCACGGTGTCGGGCGAGTTCGAATGGCTGGACAGCTATATCAACCAGATTTGGCTGAACAACCAGCTCCAGCTCTCCCTCATGGAGCTGCTCCAGAACATCAACTCGGTTCCGTATAACGCGGCCGGCTATGAGCTGATCAAGGCGGCCTGCCTCGACCCGATCAACCAGGCGCTGAATTTCGGTGCCATCCGCGCCGGCGTGACGCTGTCGGCGCTCCAGATCGCGCAGATCAACTCGGCCGCCGGCGTCAAGGCGAGCGACACCCTCCAGCTGCAAGGCTGGTATCTCCAGGTCAAGGACGCCACCCCGCAGGTGCGCCAGGCCCGCCAGAGCCCGCCGATCAACTTCTGGTACATGGACGCCGAGTCCGTGCAGCAGATCGAGCTGACCTCGACCCTCGTCCAGTAAGCGGCAACCAATCCACCCGTCAGGAGCCAGACCATGTCGACCCTAACCGCCGCGAACGCGGTCATTACCCTTGCCGTGCCGAACCTCTTTCCGACCCCGGTTCAACTGCAGGGCTTCGCCACTGACAACATCTACGACATGGACAGTGTCGACCAGGTGGAGACCGCCATGGGCGTCGACGGCATCCTGTCGGGCGGCTTCGTCTACAACCCGATCAACCAGACGTTCGTGTTGCAGGCCGATTCCCCATCGATCGCCTTCTTCGAGACCTGGGCTGCGACGCAGGTGCAGGCCAAGGACGTCTACACGGCCAACGGCTCGACCACGCTCCCGTCGCTCGGCCGCTCCTACATCTCGACCAAGGGCTTCCTGGTGAGCCTGCCGCCGATGCCGGCGGCGGCCAAGATCCTGCAGCCGCGCCGTTTCGCGATCCGCTGGCAGAGCGTCCAAAGCGTCCCGAACTGAGGTAATCCATGCGTAAAGAGATCGACGTCACGATCGCCGATGACGGCCGTGACCAGGGCAAGACCTTTCACATCCGCGAGATGCCAGCGACGCGCGCGGAGAAATGGGCGATGCGCGCGCTGCTCGCCGTGGCGCGCTCCGGCGTCGAGCTCCCCGACGACTTCGCCGGCATGGGCATGCAGGGCATCGCCATCGTGGGCATACGAGCGATCACCAAGATCGCGTTCGAGGATGCCGAGCCGCTGCTCGACGAGATGATGGAATGCGTCACCATCAAGCCCGATCCCCGCAACCCGGCCATCCAGCGCCCGCTGATCGAGGGTGACGTCGAGGAGATCGCGACGCTGATCCAGCTCCGGCAGGAGGTCATCAACCTTCACGTCGGTTTTTTTACCAAAGGCGACCAGTCGAAATCGATCTCGACACAGTCGCCGGCGTCCACCTCCTCGAATACGGCAATGTCTCCCGAGCCATCGGTCAGGTTCTCTCAAAGGGCAAAACCTCGCTCCGCGAGCTAGACGAGTGGCTGTCGATCGAGGACGTCCACGACCTTCTCGAAGTGGCGATGGTCGACGCCCACAACCTGATGCTGCTGAGGAAAAGGGACGAGAATGCCAACGGTCATTGACAGCCTGATCGTCACGCTCGGCCTCGATCCCAAGGACTTCACCGATCAGCAGAAGAAGACGTCCGAGAGCTGGCTCAAGACCGTCAACGCTTTCCGGAAGGGCGGCAAGGACGTCGAGGAAAGTTCGAAGAAGGCCGCCGAGACCGTCAACCTGATCACGCGGCGCGTGCTCGAACTCTTCGCCGTCATCACCGGCAGCCAGGCGCTCAGCGAGTTTGTGCGCAAGCTCACCAATGCAGACGCCTCGCTTGGCCGCTTCGCCTCGAGTCTCGGTGAATCGCCCCAGCGCATCGCGGCCTGGGAGAATGCAGCCGAACGCTTCGGCGGCTCGGCCGACGCCACCGCGTCGACCCTGGAGCGCGTCAACAAGCAGCTCTACAACCTCAACAAGAACGGTGAGGCGCTGCCTCGCGAGTTCTCGCAGTTGCAGGCCTGGACCGGCATGCGGATCGACCCCAACCATGGGCTCGATCGCTACCTTTCCGATGTCGCCGCGGCTTTGCAGAGGTTGCACCAGATCGACGCCGGCGCGGCTCACAATGTCGCGCAGGCGCTGGGAATCGACCCGGCGACCGAGCAGCTCATGTACAAGATGGGCTCAGGCATCGACGTCTATCTCGGGAAACTGGAGAAGAGCCTTTCGCCCAGCAATCAGGCGATCGAGGCGGCGCAAAAGCTCCAGGCTAGCTGGAACGAATTGCTCCAGCACATCATCGCGCTCGCCAACGCTATCTATGACAAGCTCGGCCCGGTCCTGGTCGACGCGGCCGACAGAATGACGACCTGGATCGAAAAGAACCAGGACTGGATCCGGACCGGCATTGTCGACGCGGTGAAGAAATTCATCGACTGGCTCGAAAAGATCGACTGGAACGCCGTCGAGACCGGCATGCAAAATTTCGCGCGCGGCGCGAAAGAGGTGGTCGACGGGGTCGGCGGCATCGTCCATGCCACCGAGATCCTGTTCGGCCTGTGGCTCGGCGCGAAGTTTCTGCGCGTTCTCGCCAATATGCGCATGCTCGCTGCGGGAGGTGCCGGCGGCGTCGCCGCTGGCGGTGCTCGTGCGGGCCTGGGCTTTCTCGGCACCATCTCAACGGGCGTTGGAATGCTTCTCGCCGGCGCGGCCGCCGTCAAATGGGGCGGCGCGCATGTGCGCCACGACCTCGACAACCGCGACCATGGCACCATAGGCAATTGGGTCATGGCTCATCTGCGCAAGGCGCCGGGAAGCCATCCCGGCAAGGATGCCGACGACAAGATCGCCGTCGACGGCAAGCCGATCTCGAGGAGCAATCCCGTACCGGTCACGATGGCCGAGCAGAGCAACTCGGGCGGCGGGTTCTGGAGCAATCTCCTCAGCGGAATCGGCGCCGCGTTCGGCGGCGGCGGCGGTGCCTCCTCTAAGCTCGGCGGGCTCGTCGGCGGCATTGTGGGCAGCACCGGTCCTAGCGGCCCGCAACGGGCCTCTGGTGGCACGCGAGGCTGGTGGACGCCCGAGCGGCAAGCGCAGGCTTACCAGACCCTCACGGGCGGCGGCCTGTCAGATGCAGGCGCCCGCGGCCTCATCTCGCGCTGGATGAATGTCGAGGCGTCCGGCGGTCCCTCGACCGTCAACAGCATCGGCGCGTCTGGCGTGGCGCAATGGCTGGGCTCGCGTAAGGCGCGCCTCATGGCCTTTGCGAAGGCGCGCGGCAAAGACTGGAACGATGCCGACACGCAGTATCAGTTCGTCCTGTCGGAGCTGAACGGCCCCGAGAGCCGGGCCGGCAGCATGTTGCGCAATGCCAAGACCGACGCGCAGGGCGCTACCGGTGCATCGATGTTCGAGCGCGCCGAGGGCTACAATGCCTGGAGCGGCATGGACGCCTATACCGGCCGGACCTACCGGGGCATGAAGGGGATCAACACCGGCGCCGCATCGGCGGCGCTGTCGAACATCTCGAGTACGCACACGGCCACGACGTCGAACAGCTCGGTGGAGGCCCACATCGGCAAGGTCGAAGTTCACAGCCAGGCCACCGATGCCAACGGCGTTGCGGCCGACATCAACGACGCGCTCAGCCGGCGTCTGTTCACCGCGCAGGCAAATAGTGGATTGGCGTGATGGCCGGCATTCTTGAACTTCTGACGCAGGACGCCTTCGGATTGCTGTCGAGCGCTTTCGGCCTGCAGCCATGGGGTATCTACTTCGGCGGAGTGCCGGTGATCATCGCCGACAACATCGTGGAGGTGCAGTATCGCCAGCAATGGTCGATCTCTGACTTCCCGGTCGAACAGGGGGCCTTCCAGAGCTACGACAAGGTCCAGATACCCTACGACGCTCGGCTGCGCTTCACCGCCGGCGGATCGGCCGCAAACCGCGCCGCGATGCTGGCGTCGATCGCGGCCGTCGCCGGCGACACCAACCTCTATGACGTGGTCACGCCGGAGGCTGTCTACCTCTCCTGCAACATCACCCACTACGACTACAGCCGGCGCTCGAATGAGGGGATGGGGCTTCTCTCGGTTGATATCTGGCTGATCGAAGTGCGGCAGGCCGTCAGCGCCGCCATGTCGAACACCCAGGATCCGAGCGGCGCTTCTCAGGTCAACGGCGGCACTGTGCAGACCGCGCCGGCGAGCAGCGCGCAGCTCGAGCAATTCAAGACATCGTCTGGCCTGCCAGCCGGGGGCTTCTGATGGTCATCATTCCTCTGCAGGCGGTGTCGAACCAGGCGGTCGGCGTGACGCTGGACGGGCAGGTCTCGCAGATCAGCCTCTATCAGAAGAACACGGGCCTGTTTATCGACCTCTATGTCGACAACGTGCTCGTGATCGGCGGCGTGATCTGCCAGAACCTCAACCGGATCGTCCGGTCGCTTTACCTTGGCTTCTCGGGCGATCTGCTCTTCATCGACAACCAGGGCGACACCGACCCGTACTATACCGGGCTCGGCACGCGCTACAGCCTCGCCTATGTGTCGGCGAGCGAGCTCCCGGCGGGCGTCGGCTGATCACTTGCAGCGCTTGAACCGGTCGCCGGCAAAGCAGGTGTGCAGTTCTTTCAGCTGCGCCGCTACCGCCTCGCGCTGATCGCACGCCTTGATGGTGTCGGGATCATCGCCCGAGCCGCCGCGGCACTGCTCATTCAGGTCGAGATAAGTCTTTTCGAGCGCGGCCTTGTTCGGCTTCGCCAGCGCCGGCGCGACGGTGAAAAGCAGAAGGGCGGCGCTCGCGGCGGCAAGGACTTTCGGCATGGGCGTGACTTTCTTCATGTGAGGCGGTGATCGAGATGGCGTTTAGCCAGAAGCGAATTTCCGTCGAGTTCGAGCTGGCAAACGGTCAGTTTGAAGGCGGCGGCAACACCGCGGAGGTATTCGGGCTGCGCGTCGCCTGCAACATCGTCAACGCCGGGCAAGGCTCGGGGCAAGCGGAAATTTCGATCTGGGGCCTGCCGCTGGCTCTGATGAACCAGCTATCCACCGTCGGTTCACAGTATCTCCAGATGTACAAGAACGGCATTTCGGTGCTCGCTGGAGATGACGAGACCGGCCAGAACGTCGTGTGGACCGGCACCATCGTTTACGCCTATGTCGACGCGCAGGCGATGCCAGACGTGTGCTTCCGGATCAGCTCGCTCCCGGGCGTCTTCCATGCCGCAAAGCCGATCCCACCGCTGAGCATCAAGGGCTCCGGCGACGCCTCGCAGATGATGAAATCTCTCGCGGGTCAGATGGGCCTGGCGTTCGAAGACGCCGGCGTCAAGGTCAAGTTCGCCAACCCCTACTATCCGGGCACGGCGTGGACGCAGATGCTGGCGATCGCGCGCGACGGCGGCTTCGACGTCGGCATCGATCGCGGCACGATGGTCATCACGCCGCCCGGCAAGGCGCGAAACAGTGACACGGTGCTGATTTCGAAAGACACCGGCATGGTCGGTTACCCGTTCTTCCAGCAGGCCTTCGTGCTGGTCCGCGCGCTCTACAATCCGGCGGTGAAGTATCAGGGCAAGGTGCAGATCCAGAGCGACCTGACGCCGGCCAACGGCACATGGAAGGTCAACCGCCTCGAGTATCAGTTGGAGGCAATGATGCCCCACGGAAAGTGGTTCATGCTCCTCGAATGCATCGCCGTTGATGCCTCGGCGCCGGCATGAGCGGCCAAGGCTATTTCGGTCAGCAGACCACATCTGACGACACCGCCGAGATCAACCGGCTGCGCTTCCTCATTCGCCAGGAGCTGGCGCAGGCGCGCACCGGCATCCCGGTCAAGGTCGTCGCGGTGCATGGTGGCGGCGTCGGCGCGCCGCCCACGGTGGATGTGATGCCGCTGATCAATCAGACGGACGGGCAAGGCAACCAGACGCCCCACGGCCTCATCTACGGCATCGCCACGATGCGCAACCAGGGCGGCACCAACGGCATCATCAACGATCCGAAGGTCGGCGACATCGGCCACATGACGATCTCGGACCGCGACATCTCGGCGCTGAAAGCCAACGGCGGAGCGCAGTCAAACCCGGGCAGCTTCCGGCGCGGCAACATGTCGGACGGCATCTATCAGGGGGCCATCGCCAATCCGGCCAACCAGGACCAGGCCGTCCAGTTCACCGAGGGCGGAATCAAGCTCTTCGACAAGAACGGGCAGATCATCGAGTTCGCGGCCGGCTCCATCACCATCACCACCGCGCAGCTGCGGGTGACGGGCGACGTCATCGCCGGCGCCGGTGGCGAGAACATCAGCGTGCTCAACCATCTTCACACCAACGTCCAGCCCGGCGGCGGCACGTCAGGCCCACCGGAGCCCGGAACATGAAGACGCTCCTTCTCGACACCGACACCTGGGACTTAGTGGCGGACGCGTCGGGCAACATCGCTGTCGCCGACGAGCCCTACGCGCTGGCGCAGGACGCGGCGAGCGCGATCAGGCTGTTCGCGGGCGAGCTCTACTACGACACCACGCAGGGCATTCCCTACTTCGACCAGATCCTGGGCAAGGCGCCGCCGGTCTCGCTCATGAAGGCGTACTTCAATCGTGCCGCCTTGACGGTGCCCGGCGTGGTCTCGGCGCAGACCTTCATCCAGTCCTGGACCGATCGGACTGTCACCGGCCAGGTGCAGGTGACGGACGCGGCCGGCAACACCACCGCAGCGAGCTTCTAGCACATGGTCGACACCACCAACGTTCCCCCGCCGCAATGGACGGACACGGGGTTCCTGATCCCGTCGGCCGCGGAGGTGCTGGCGGGCGTGACCGAGGACATCAACGGCGCGTTCGGTGGCGTCCTCAATCCCGCGCTGAACACGCCGCAGGGGCAGCTCGCCAGCAGCGAGACGGCGGTAATCGACGAGGTCAACTCGACGTTCCTCTATTTCACCAACCAGGTCGATCCCGCCTATGCGACCGGCCGGATGCAGGATGCGATCGCGCGCATCTACTTCATCGAGCGCAACCCGGCCCAGCCGACGGTCGTGCAGGCGCTCTGCAGTGGCTTGCCGGGCGTCGCCATCCCGACGGGCTCGTTGGCCCTTGCCGAAGATGGCAACCAGTATCTGTGCACTGAGGATGGCGTCATCGGCGGCGACGGCACTGTCACCTTGCCGTTCGAGTGCCTGGTGGTCGGGCCGATCCCATGCCCTGCCGGAAGCCTCGACCAGATTTTTCGAGCGATCCCCGGATGGGATTCGATCACGAACCCGGATGACGGCGTGCTGGGCAACAATGTCGAGAGCCGGTCGGCTTTCGAGGCGCGCCGTGCTGCCTCCGTCGCGTTGAATTCGCAGGGCTCGCTTCCGTCGGTCCTGGGGGCCGTGCTGGCGGTGCCGAACGTCATCGACGCGTTCGTGACAGAGAACGCCAGCAATGACGTCCAGACCATTGGCGGCATCTCGATCTATCCGAACTCGCTCTATGTCGCGGTGGTCGGCGGCGACGCTGACGATGTCGCGCAAGCGATCTGGTCGCGCAAAGCGCCCGGCTGCGCATACAACGGCAATACGACGGTCACGGTCTACGACCAGAGCCCCGGCTATGTCCCGCCGTACCCTGCCTATCGGGTGAGCTTCGAGATCCCCGATCCGTTGGCGATCCTGTTCGCGGTCAACATCGTCAACACGCATCTCGTCCCCGCCGATGCCGCGACGCAAATCCAGAATGCCATCGTCAGCGCCTTTGCTGGCGGCGATGGTGGGCCGCGCGCGAAGATCGGCACCACGCTATTTGCGAGCCGCTTCTACGCGCCCGTGGCTGCCCTTGGCTCGTGGGCGCAGATCATCTCGATCGAGGTAGGCTCGAACAACAACCCCAGCGCCGTCTTCACGGGCCAGATCGCCGGAACGATACTGACGGTCTCCGCCGTTGCGTCGGGGGAGCTGGCGGTCGGGCAGATCATTTCCGACACCACCGGCGCGCTGACCGTCGGCACCACCATCACGGCGCTCGGCACCGGCACGGACGGCACCGGTACCTATGTCGTCTCCAACAACAAGAATGTTTCGATCGAGACCATGACGGCCGCGATCCCCAATCGCTTCGACATCGGCGTCAACATCGACCAGGTGCCGACAATCTCCCCCAACGACATCTTCGTCACCCTGACCTGATCATGGAAGACACAGGACCTCCCTATCCCAGGCCGCCTTCCGGGATACCGAACGGCTTTGGCCAATTCGCCATTGGCATCAGCCCCATCGGCGATTTCCCGCCTTTTGACGTTTGGCGCACTGTCATCAGCCAGTATGCGAATGCGCCCACGCTGACGCAGCTGATCGGGAACCTGTTCTCGTATCTCGACCAGACGGCCAACTTCGATGCGTTCTTCGACTACATCTGGAACGTCGACACGGCGCAGGGCTATGGGCTCGACGTCTGGGGGCGCATCGTCGGCGTCAGCCGGGTTTTGCAGGTCACGACCGGGGACTGGTTCGGCTTCGATGAGGCGAGGCCAGGAGCCGATCCGTTCGGCCAAGGCGCGTTCTATTCCGGCGCTCCGCTGACCTCGAATTTCGCGCTGTCGGACGAGGCATACCGCCGGCTCATTTTCGCCAAGGCGGCAGCCAACATCACTAACGGCTCGATCCCCGCGATCAACCAGATCCTGCTCAGCCTCTTCCCCAATAGAGGCAACGCCTACGTTACCGAGGGCGGCAATTACGGGACATGGTTCGGGTTCGAGGAGTCGCTGAACTCCGTCGGCTTCAACCAGGCATCGTTCTACGCGGGCTCGTCGATCGAGACGATGACGATGACCTACACCTTCGCGTTCCAGCTGACCCCTGTCGAACTCGCGATCGTCCAGAACTCCGGCGTCTTGCCGAAGCCAACCGGCGTCAAGGCGTCGGTCGTCATCATCTAAGGATCCCTCCATGAAGCTTTCCGCCTTGCCTGCCAAGTTCCCCGTCGCTTGGGGAGCTTCGGCGAGCCCGAGCTACATCCGCTCCATCCCGCTCGGCTCGCAGATCGGGATTGTGAATGGCGCGGCCTCCCTGACCGACGGCTTTCCGCCACTCAACTTCCTGCCGGTCGGGTCGGGCGGCGTGCCGCCGTTCGGCCAGGACATGAACGGCATTCTGCAGCAGATCACGCAATGGTCGCAGTGGCAGAATGCAGGCGGTCTGGTCCCCTACGATCCGGCCTTCTCGGCAGCGATCGGCGGGTATCCCAAGAGCGCGTTGCTGGCCGGCGCGGCGACCGGCGTCGTTTGGCTGAGCACGGCCGACGACAATACGTCCGACCCTGATACGAGCGGCGCGAATTGGGTCAACATCGGAGCCGCATCCGCGCCCATCATGGTCGGTACCGATGCGGGCTCGGCCAATGTCTGCACCGCCACGGTCCTGCCGGCGCCGGGCGCTTATGTCGACGGCCAGATCTTCGTCGTCCAGAAGGCCGCGTTCGACAACAACGGCGCCATGACGGGCAACATTGACGGGCTCGGTACACATCCTATCGTCAACATGGACGGGACCGCGCTGACGGCAAAGCAATGGCCAGCGAGCGCCACGGGCATCCTCGAGTTCAACAACGCGACGACGTCGTTCCGTCTGCTCAACCCGGCTGTGACAGTAGCCGCCAACGCGGGCCTTGCCGCGACCGATCAGCAGGTCCTTTCGCTGAGCATCACGAGTTTGCCGGCACCCACCGGCGCACTTTCCTTGAACGACAGCCTTCCGCTGCACGTGGTGGCGGACGGTGCGGACCGCGAGGTCACCCTTTCGGCGCTCGCCGCTATTCTCCCCGGCGCGATGAAGGCCATGCGCGTCATGACGGCGAGCGGAACCTACGTGCCGACGGTCGGTGCCAAGAGCATGCTCGTCTTTGCCACGGGCGCAGGCGGTGCTGGTGGCGGTAATGCCACGGCGAACGGCTTCACTGGCGGCGGCGGAAGCGCGGGCGGAACGGCGGTCTATTTCGGCGCGGTATCGCAGCAGACCGTCACCATCGGGGCCGGCGGCGTCCCCAATCCATCGTCTGGTTCCGATCTCATCGGCGGTTCCGGCGGGACAACCTCTTTCGGCGCTCTTGCCGTCGCTACCGGCGGCATTGGCGGTTCTTCCAGCGGCACCAATTCATTTGGCGCGGGCGGCCAAGGGGTGGGGACCGGAACCGCCGGGACCCTCTTGATCCACGGCGGCGGCGGATCGCCCGGTTCCGGCCATGAAGGCGGTTGCGGTGGCACCTCGTTTTGGGGTGGCGGCGGCTACGGCGGCGCAACTCCTTCGACCGGGGTCCAGGTACCCGGCGGTCCGGGCTCTCTCGGCGGCGGCGGTGGTGGTGGCGACGGCGGCGGGCCCGGCGGGGCCGGCGGCAACGGTGTGGTCGTCATCTTCGAATTCGACTGATCGTAGCATCGTCGCGCTCGCGTAAGCCAACCACTCACACACATTCGGATTGGGACAAATGAATCCCTTCAGCTACGGCAATGTCCTGACCGCTGGCCAGTGGAGCTATCTGTTCTCGCAGAAGCAGGACGCGCTCGGCTATACCCCGGTGAACCGGGGCGGCGACACGATGCAAGGGCCGCTCAACACCCAGGCTTCTACGTCCGACGGCGCTGGATTCAGCATCCCTCCTGGCGCGGCTCCGGGAGTACCCGTCGATGGCCAGATCTGGATGACCATCTTTGGGCTCTTCTTCCAGATCGGCGGGAAAACGATCGGTCCGATCGCCAACGGCACCATCGTTGGGCCTTCGAACTCCGTGGTGGGCGATATTCCCGTTTTCTCCACGACCGGCGGCACTGCCCTTACCGACAGCGGGATCTCGCTCGCTTCGCAGCTCCCCAACCTCATCCTGGCTACTCCAGCCTTCGGAAGCGGAGTGCCCGCGTTCCGAGCGCTGATCGGGGCTGATCTACCTACGCCGCAGCCCGTGGCCCTTGGTGGCGTAAAATCTGCGGCGGCTCCACCCCATCAGTTCGGGACCGGAGTCGACACCAGCGGCAACCCGACGTTCGCTCAGCCGGCGATCGGCGACGTCTCGGGCCTTGCCGCGAACATGCTGGCCTTTCTTGCCGGCGGCACGAGCGCCCAGCTCGCCGCGGCGATGGTCGACGAGACAGGCAGCGGTCCGCTTGTCTTCGCCACGGGCCCCACCATTGCTCTCGGAACGGCCTCGACCGCCGTCACGCAGACGCCCGGCGACAACTCGACCAAGCTGGCGACGACCGCCTATGTGCAGGCAGCGATCTTCGCCACCACGACGCTGCCGGCGACCCGGCTTGCCACGACCACCGCGCTTCCGGCGGTCACCTATGCCAACGGAGCATCCGGCGTCGGTGCCACGCTTACCGCCTCTGCTAACGGTGCTTTGACGGTAGATGGCGTGGCCGCGAACCTCAACGACGTGATCCTGGTCAAGAACCAGGCCTCGTCGTTCCAGAACGGCATCTACACGGTAACGGCCACCGGTAGCGCGGGCGCGCCTTTCGTCCTGACGCGTGCGACCTACTACAATCTCTCCGCCGACATCGATCTTGGCGACCAGACGTTCGTAACGGGTGGAGCGACGCAGGGCGCCACGACCTGGACGCAGAATGCCAAGGAAAACCCGGTCATTGGCACCGACCCGATCACGTTCGCCCAGACGGCGGGCGTCGGTTCCTACACTGCCGGCAATGGCCTCACCTTGGCGGGCACACAGTTCGCGATCGACACGACGATCGTCACTGACCTGTCCTCGGCGCAGTCGCTCTCCAACAAGACGCTGGTGAGTCCGGCACTCAGCGGCGTGCCCACAGCTCCGACTGCAGCGGCAGGCACGAGCAGCGCGCAGATCGCCAGCACGGCATTTGCGGCGACCGCAGCTGCCGGCACGCTCGTCAACGTCCAGGTAAAGACTGCCTCGGGCACCTATACGCCGACCGCAGGCGCAAGCCGTGCAATCGTCTTCGTGACGGGCGGCGGCGCTGGCGGCACGACCGGCACGGGCAGCGGCAGTGAAAGCGGCGGTGGCGCTGGCGCCACGGCCATCTTCTTCATGAACGGTGTCTCGGCACAGACCGTTACAATTGGTTCGGGCGGCGCTGCCGGCGCCGCAGGTGGATCATCCGCATTCGGCACTATCACTGCGAACGGTGGCTCTGCCGCAGCCTCTCAGAGCCTCGGTGGCCGGGGCGGCACGGCAGTCAACGGCACACTCAACCTCGGCGGCGGCGACGGTGGCTCCGGCACCAATGCGACCGGCAACTCCCAAGGCGGCGAGGGCGGCGCCAGCTTTTGGGGCGGCGGTGGCGCGGGCGGCCAGACCGCTAACAGCCACAATGCCGGCGCGGCCGCGCAGGCATACGGCGCTGGCGGCGGCGGCGGTTCGTACAGCGCTGGCGCTGGCGGCGCTGGCGCGCCCGGCGTCGTTCTCATACTCGAGTTCAAATAAGGATCGCATTTCATGCAACTGGCAGTCATCCAAGGCACCGACGTCGTCAACATCATCGAGGGCGACCCGACCTTCACGCTCGACGGCTTCACGATCGTCCCGCTCGCGGAGCCGGGCTATATCGGCGGCACCTATATCAATGGCGCGTTCAGCTCTCCCCCGACACCGCCTCCCGTTGTGCCGGAAAGCGTGTCGGCTCGGCAATTCCACCTCCAACTAAGCGTTGCCGGTTTGCGCGCCCAGGTCACCGCCTGGATCGGAACGCAGCCTGTCGAGGTGCAAGACGCCTACGAATACAGCGGCAGCTTCGTGCGCAGCGAGCCGATGATGGAAACCGGTTTCGCGGCGCTCGGCTACACCTCCGATCAGATCGACGCGTTTTTCACGGCCGCCGCCCTGCTCTGACGGCCGCCCACCGACCCCCTATTCCCGAAAGGAACTGTTATGCGTCTCGTCGCTGACGTGCGCCGCGTGGTGCTGTTGTCCCTGAGTTTCTGGATGCAGGTGTTCGGCCTCGCCGTGCTCGTCCTGCCTGAACTCTGGTATCGCGTGACCGGCCAGGACTACGACCCAAACGTCGCATGGTGGCTCGGCGTGCTCCTGCTGCTCGCCGGCATTGTTGGCCGGGTCTACCAGCAGGGACTGTCGGCATGGAAGGAATGGATCCGCATCATTGCCGTGGCGGCGATCGCCTTCGCTTTGGCGCTCCTGCTCGCATGGCCCTCCGGCGCAAGCCCTTTGGGTGGCAGTCCGGCGACCGAGGCACAGACGCTCGACATCGCCGTGCCGTTCATCGCCAGGAAGGAAGGCGAAAAGCTGGTCGCCTATAGGGACTCCGTTGGGGTCCCGACCATCGGCTTTGGCCATACCGCCGGTGTGCATATGGGCATGGTGATCACGCACCAGCAGGCGCTCGACATGCTACGCCAGGACGTCGCCTCGCACCGCACCGGGCTGCACCGATATTTCACACCGGCGACGATCGACATCCGCCTGCCTGCCACGCGTGACGCGGCCTACACCTCGTTGGCGTTCAACGTCGGTCCTGCCGGCGCGGGCAAGAGCACGGCAACGCGCCGCCTCAACGCTGGTAACGTCGTGGGCGGCTGTCAGGCGCTGACCTGGTTCGATGAGGCCGGCCACAGGGTGCTTCGCGGCCTGTGGGAACGGCGCCAGCAGGAAAAGGCGCTTTGCATGATAGGCGCAAGCCGATGATGCTCGCTTTCCTAGCACCGGTTCTGGCCGTCCTCGGCCCGATCCGGACCTTCTGCACCAGCCGCGTCGGCCTGCCGCTCGTCGTCGCCGGCGGCATCATTCTCTTTTACGAGGGACTGCCGCTCGGCCCGCTGCGCGACATCCCCTATGTCGGTCCGGAGCTGACCAGTCTCGTCGGGGGTCGCGTCGGTCGAGCATATGCCGACGGCCAAAAGGCCGAGGACGCGCTGTGGCAGGAAAAGATCAAGCTCGCCGCCATCGCCGAAGCGGCCGACACCAAGACGCGGCAGCAGGACATCGACGCCGCGGCACAAGCCTACATCGACAAGCAGCATAGCGACGCCGGCCGCATTGCCGACCTGGTGCGCGCGCAGAAGGACCAAGACAATGCACCGCCCGTTTCGACGAACCCTTCTGGCTGCAAGCCTGATGGCATCTCTGCAGGGGTGTCAGAGCGCCTCGACGCCATCGGTCGATAGCCTGGCGCCGAAGCCTACCGCTCACATCGATCCGAGTGTGATGCAAGAATGCCGAGGTGTCGTCGATGTCCCGCACACCTTCATCCCATATGATCAGGCGATCCTCCTTTGGGCGAAGGATCGGGCATCGCTTGGCGATTGCAAACGCCTCGACCACGCCAAGGGCGACACCATCAAGGCGCTCGTGAAATGAGCGGTGGTGCAGTGCCTCAACGTCTTCGCGAACTCGACCCGGAAACCATCCTCTGGCTTGATCGCCTCGACAGCAAGCAGCGTGAGGCCCTTATCTGGGCTGGCCGCCTCAAGCCCGAACAGCGGGATCGGCTCGATGATTTCCTCGATATGGACGAGGATCACTTCCAGGCGGGGTTCGCGGTGGTGAAGCTCTGGACGCGGCTACGCTGGCTGGGGTCCACATCGATGTGGATCATTTTGACGGTTGCGGGGTTGTTGCTGGCGTTGACCCAGATCATCGACCAGTTGAAGGGATCCAAGCTGTGAGGCTGCCGCGCACCGCTTCCGAAGTTCTGACCGGTCTGATTTTCCTCTTGGCCGGGGCTCTCGGGGTGTTGCTCTACCTGCAGATAGCACAGGCGCTCACCCTGTAATTCCCTTCTCATCACTTTCAGTCTCCCCATCGGCTTCGGCCGATGGGGTCTCTTTTGCATTCTCGGCCTAGCCGCGCCGGCCGGGATTCATCTGAAGGTTTTTATCAGCTATTGTGCGCAATCATGACGCGCAGTGCCGCCCAGGAGGACTTCATATGGCTGACACCACGATCGAATGGACCGACGCCACTTGGAACCCGGTAGCCGGGTGTACGATCCTTACCGCAGGCTGCACGAATTGCTATGCCATGAGAATGGCCGCCAGGCTGGAAGCCATGGGAATGGAGAAGTACCATGGCCTGACCCGCAAAAGTGGGGGTCGTGCGAAGTGGACCGGCAAAGTGGTAACTGACCCGAAGTCGCTCGCGATACCGGCAACCTGGTCAAAGCCGCGCCGGGTGTTTGTGAATTCTATGTCAGACCTATTCCATGTTGATGTGCCACCGGATTTCATCCGCGAAGTCTGGGCGGTGATGGAGCAAACGCCCCGGCATACCTATCAAATCCTCACGAAGCGGCCAGAGGTGATGGCAGAAGTCCTGTCGCGAGGTGACTTTCCTGTGCTTTCAAACGTGTGGCTGGGGACCAGCGTTGAGGATGGCCGCGTGCTACATCGTCTCGACGATTTGCGACGTGTTCCTGCGGCCATCCGCTTCATCTCATTTGAGCCCTTGATCAGTTCCGTAGCTGGCGCCGACCTTGTCGATATTCATTGGGCGATCGTCGGTGGCGAGTCGGGGCCTGGCGCCCGGGAGATGAATCCGCGGTGGGTCGACGAGATCGAGGCCATGTGCAGGCGGAGCCGAACGGCATTCTTCTTCAAGCAATGGGGCGGCCGCAACAAGAAGGCAGCTGGGCGCGTGTTGAATGGTCAAACCTATGACGAGATGCCAGCGACAGTTTAGAATAGCTGCCCTTGGCCGCTATCGGTCGCCGCTTTCCAAAAGGCAAGCGCGAGTTTGTGGCGAGCGGCCAACGTCAACCAATACAGGTGCTGACCTCGGCTTCCGGTGATCAGTCGCATGTCGGTTGATGCCGCCATGCCGAGCTTGATCACCTTCGCCTTCCAGAGGTCAAAAACAGCGCGCCGGACGGTCGTAAATGGCTGATTGGTATCAACAACCAATCGCCAGCCAGGGACGAACTTGTCGAAGGCCGATTTCTGCGCTCGGACGTTGAGCCCGGTGTTGCGCTGCAGATCCATCTTGCTGATGTGCACCATCATGTCGATGCGCTTCCGCTTTGACAGTGTCTCAATCACTGAAAAATCGAACGCCCCCAGATTGTAGGGATCAACGAATGCGAAATGCAAAGCATACTGGTCCAGTTTGGCTCGGATCGTCTTCGCGGTGTCGACTGCCTCCCCATGGAATGCCTCGACGGGCGCACCGGCCAGGGTCAGACGCTTTCTGGCGAATTCAAGCCGATCTGGGTCTGCGTCAGCAATGTAAACCGAACTAAAGGGCGTTTTTGACTGGACGCTCTCATTCCATGCTGCTACGCACCCGCCCTCTATAAATTCACCGGTGCGGCGAATTTTGGCGCGACCAGGCCCGCAAAACAGATCGATGTAGGTAGCGCCAGCATTCCCTGGACCGATCCACTTTGCCCTTACGCCACGCGAGATCGAGACGTACTTGCAGAGTAAGGCGATCTTTTCCTTCGACCACGCGCCGACTTCTTCGACGGGTAGTCCATCATCACCTTCCACCAACTTCCCCAAATTCGGCCCTCTCGCAGCTTTGCCCCGTCAAATGTAAGCGGTTTGTGCCTCCAGTAACAAGCGGATCGACTTCGCCGCCAGACTTCGACATTACCGGGCTTTTCTGCTGCCGGCGAAACACTGCTCACGGTGGGAACGATTCGAGCGCGAGCAAATTGAATCGCCGTGTGTTTGCGTCAAGAGTTCCGCGTTTATGAGCAGTCCCGTCACCAGCCAGAATTCAAAGCGCGCCGCAGTCCGCAAGGCGCTCGACCGCCACAAAGTCTACATCACCGCGCAGCGCTTCTCAGGCGGCACCTACGAAGCTCGGGTGCTGGTCGACGGCGAGGTTTATTGGGCCGATGAATTACGGCTGAGCCAGCTGCGCGCAGGAATATCGCCTTCGGAGCTCGAATTGGTGCCGGCGGGTGACGACGGCTGAACTTCCGGCGCGGCGCTTTGGTGTCGTCAGCCCCGCGCCTGTGGCCTGAGATAGACGACGAGGCAACAGATACAAATCCCCAATCCGACCACCGGGTATTTCAGTGCTAAGATAGCAGCGAGCCCGAAAAGCAAGAGCGTGACCAGCGCACGGAGACGCATCTTCCTCCGCGCCTGTGGTGACACCTCGTTGTCTGGCATCGGGTCAATAAGTTCGCGGATCAAGAAGAGATATGTCAGGTTGACCAGAAAAAACACGGCCGCATAGAAGGCGACCGGTTGAGGTGCTAACTCGCTGACGGCCATCCAAGCGGTCGCTAAGGGGAGCAACGAAACTGAGAAAAGATGCGCGAAATTGAGCCACATTAAAGTTGCCGAGCTCTGTTTCGCGTGCCGCAGGAGGTGATGATGATTCGCCCAGACGATCGCAATGAAGAGATAACTCACACCGTAGCTAAGCCACGTCTCCCATGATGCCAGAAGGGCTTTGAAGGTCGGCGCCTCGGGCGGGCGCAAATCCAAAACCAGAACTGTGATCAATACGGCGAACACGCCATCGGAAAATGCGTTCAGCCGTTCGAGTCCCGATGAAGGTAGCACCTGCGTCTCCGTGCCGCTCGTGCACCATGCTAGCGGACTTCGGACGATTCTTGATAGGCCCGCTGGCTCCGGCCGGCGGGTTTTTAGGCCGGCGGACAGTGCTCCTCGATCGTCGCCGTGATCAGCTGGAGCGCGGCGCGGCACTCAGGATCGTTCTGCATTACCTCTTCTCTATACAGTTTTGCTAAAATGCCCGGAACCGGAAGGCCGCTGCGCGGCTTTTATCGCCGTTGGGGTATGTGCATGCGTAACGCCAGAGAGCGGCTGAAGTTCATCAAGCCGCTGGAGCCTATCCAGGTCGAAACACCGCCGGTCAGCGACGACTGGCTGCATGAGATCAAATACGATGGCTTCCGCACCCAGCTCGTCCGCGACTGGGCCGGCGTGCGCGCGTTCTCCCGCAACGGCCACGACTGGTCGAGCCGCTATTGGCCGATCGTCAACGCGGCAGAAAAGCTGCCAGCGGAGTCCTTCATCATCGACGGCGAGGTGATCGCGCCGGAGCCGGACGGGCGGCCGAACTTCCACGCCATCCATTCGCGTATGACTTGGAACGCCGAGCTGCTCGCCTTCGTCGCCTTCGACCTACTCTATCTCAACGGCGAGCACGTTCGGGTGCTGCCGCTGATCGAACGCAAGGCGAAGCTCTGGAACCTGATCAAGCCGGCTGAGGGCATAATCCAGTATTCGGATCATGTCGAAGGCAACGGCGCCTCCTTCTTCGAAGCCGTCGAAAAGAGGGGCCTTGAGGGCATCGTGTCGAAGCGCCGTACGAGCTCCTATCGCAGTGGCAAGCAGGATTTCTGGGTGAAGACGAAATGCTGGGAGGTCGGCGACTTCGAACTGCTGGGCATCAAGCGAAAGCCTGGAAAGCCCGCTGCGGCGATCGTGGCGCGCGGTGGCCGATATGCCGGCACGGCGTTCATAACGCTGCCCAGCGGCCTCAGGGAGCGGCTTTGGAAACGTGTCGAAGCGGCCAGGGTATCCAAGCCTGCGCAGCGGGTGCCGAGCGCCTTCGCGAGTGGGTTAAACCCGGCATCACGGGCAGGGTGA